CTGCGGAGGTTTGCGTCGCAGAGATTTGCGTCGTAGAGGTTTGCGCTGCGGAGGTTTGCGTCGCAGAGATTTGCGTCGTAGAGGTTTGCGCTGCGGAGGTCTGCGTAGCGGAGGTCTGCGTTGTAAAGGTCTGCGTAGCGGAGGTCTGCTCTTTCCCCACCATTCTCACATCTCAGCCATTTGCCATGGCTCGCGATAATTTCCTTTAATTTTTCTTGCGTAATTTTCATTATCTACACCCCCTCAATCTTTCTGCCGCACCAGCAGCAGTACGACTGCCCAAAATTTTCAAACGTGCCGCCGCACTTTTCGCAGCGATAAATCGCTAACGCCCCTTCATAGCGTTCTGTATACGTCACTACCGTTGTACGATCAAGCTCATGCTTTAAAGCTGTTAACGTAACCTTTTGCTTTTTTATTCGGGAGATAACCCATTTTTTGTCGTTATCCGTCAAACGGCCACGTCGAAGCGCAAACTTCGACTTCGAGATTGTCCCTTTATTCTCCCAAATTTGTTCACGTAACATCTTTTCGCGTTCCGGCAGGCTATCCCACCATTTCTGACGTTCTGGTGTCATTATTCTTCCTCCTTATCCTTTTGCCAGCTTACAAAATCATGCGCATCACCAATATCTCTAATCGTATGACCCAGGATTTTGCACATTTTCTTCAGCCACTCTACGCTATGCCCTTTAAGCACCTTGTTCATTTCTTCGTCTGACAAATCACTAAAGCAGATGCTTTCCAAATGTTTGCCACGCTTGACTCTAAAATACACACCATCCAAATATCTGTTTTTCATTTCTTCATCCTCCCTGCCAAAACTTCACACTTTCTTAACTCGCTACGCATCAGCTCACGTGCCTTACGCAAGCAGTAACGATAGTATTTCAGCTTCTGCTGTCTTCGCTTTACCACAGCCATATTAACCACCCAACCGCAGCACCTAACAGAGCACCAAACATAGCAGGTATGCCGATGATTAGTATAACCGTGATCATGTCGATGATTACATTTAGCAATTTACTCATTTGCATTACCTCTGTTTGGATTCTGTTTCCAGCCACCTACAGGACGATACAGATGCAAAACATCGTATATCCCGCCTACGCCGTGTAAATACTCGCTTTCTTTTGGGTGAATCTGATGAACTTCTTCTTCTGGCAGCCAGAACACTTCTTTAACCTGGCACATAACCTCCCATGACGGTGTTTTATTCGTCGTGCCACAAAATTTCACGCTCACGTGCTCCCATTGGTTGCCTTGCAGGTCAGGCTCCACGCCTACAACACACTGTAAGCTCTTTTTGATTCCCGGCAGATGCAGGAAGCCTATTAACACCAAGCCTTCAAAAGCAAAATCATTTTTCTTGTCGGCTTGAAACTTTTCGTTTGCTAAAATCTCCTTGATACTTCTCATCTCAATCTCCTTGCTCCGCACAGTTGCGGATTATTACTGCACTGTTTACATTCCTTATCGCACTCCCAGCAGCATACGTGGCAAACCTCGCTTCTAACGCAGCCCGGGAACGGAAAAGGGCAGACATATTTGTTTTTCAGTTTTTTCGTGATTATCGGCTCTGTATCTTTCAAAAAATTTTCGGCAGGCTTCTGAGCTGTAGCCTTGCTTTTGTTAGTTGCCTGCCGCCTAGTCTGCGCAAGGCTCATGATTTTGTGCTTGCACTCCTTGCCTCCGCAGCTCATTCCTTGCCGCCTGGCTAGGTTAGATACATCTCTGTAACATTCAGTGCCGCATTCGCAAAGGCATTTTGCAACAGAAACCTTCTTTTTAGGTCTGATGCTGATAACGCCTGGAGGATAAATTTCAAGCACTGTCAGCATACCTATTTTCTGCCCTAGCAGATAGCTCCAATCCTTATTCTGCATTAAACCGACTTCCTTTCGCTTTACTTTAGCCAAATAGTGCCATAGCACGATGAGCATCTAAACGCCCATTTTACAGCACCTTTTTTGTCTACAATCTTTGCACCGTAGACAAGCTTTATTTTTTCCTGCTTGCAATGAGGGCAGCACTGCTTGCCTTCTGCGCTTGTTCCAAGTAGATATTTCACTGTTGCCCCTCCGTTACAGTCAGAAATTTTAACACTCTTCCTGTATTACTAATTCTGTATTCTTCCAGATCATCACGCTTCAGGTACTGCCTTCCGTATAGTGCCTTCATATTCTCCCATACAAGGAACGGCACATTATAAAAATCTGTCAGATTAAACGATACCAGGACAAAGCACCTTGCTCCTAAAAAATGATGAACCTTTAGGTATTCAAGCTGGTGCGGTTCAAGTCTGCTTCGCAGCATCTTGTCGCCGTCGGTGTGCTTCGCTTCAAAGCACACCGCTAAACCGCCCCTTAGCGTTCCCTTATAGTCAACGCCGCTTTTCTTTGCATAATTGGCAATGAACTGTCCATGCGCTCCATAAGGGCGGATATAATGTACAGGCTCACTCTGTTTCTCAATTTTCGCAATGCCATGTTCCTCGTAATACTGGCAGCCTGCGTCAATCATCTTTTCAAAGAATGAACCGCTTGCCTTGCTCCGCTTGCCTACAAGGATGTTTTTAAGCTGATTCATGTTTCTTGTACCCCTTGAATTTCATTCTGCTGAAAGCGTACCTTAGATAAGCTAAGTCCTGAAGCACATCAATGTATTCAAGCTTATCAACATACACCTTGCTTCTTCCCCACGTGCTAATCAGCTTCATGCTAGGATTGTAGGTCTGGTGATATATCGTTTTGTACAAAAAACAATATTCACTGCAAATCTTCTTGAAATCATCTTTCTTTAATTCGATTTCAGTCCACGCCAGCTTACGCAAGCGGTTAACTTCGTCTTTAATCTTCATTCTGCACCTCGCTTAAAACGGAATTTCTTCATTAAAAGGTACTGCGCTGCCAAAACCTTGGAAGTCCTGGCTTTCTTCTCCCAGTGTATGCTGAGATTCGCCGCCTTGCTCTCTACGCTCAATGAATTCAAAGTGCTCCGCAATGACCTCGGTTACATATTTCTTTTGACCGTCTTTAGCTTCATAATTGCGAATTTGCAGTCTGCCTTCAACTAACACACGCTGTCCCTTGCTAAGGTAGTTGCCACAGATTTCAGCCTGTTTACCCCAGATAACAACAGGGATAAAGTCAGCTTCACGCTGCTTGTCTTTCGAATAAGGTCTGTCTACCGCAAGCGTGAACTGAGCAACAACCTTGCTTGTAGAAGTGTATCTTACCTCCGGGTCTTTTGTCAGTCTTCCTAATAAAATGATTTTGTTCATGCTTTTTGTTCCTTTCTCTTTAACGGATTGTCCTGGCAGAAAATTTCGCCGCCTTCTTTTTTTATTACTGCGTTGATTTCAGCAGCAGCCTTATGCAGATAATAGATTTCGCCGCTGTCACGATACATATTGATATAGAAATTGACGAGTATTGAAAAATATCTCTTGTCTTTATCGTCAATAATTCCCTCCTATAATCCTAATAATTTGTTAGTCGCAGCAAAGCCTTCTGCAACCTTCTTCCTGCGTCTGCTTGCGTGTGTAACCTCTACCGGGTGGCACATCTGCAAAATGCGGTCATAGATTCTTGTTTCCGTTATCGTTTGCGGTTTTTTGATTGCTTCAATCGGCAAATTTGTCGTAATGATTGTAGGCAATCCGCTCCGGCAACGGCTGTCGATGATCTGGAACACTAGCTCCTGAGCAAACTCCGTGCGCCGTTCTGCTCCTAAATCATCAAGCACTAACAACTCAAATTGATTAAATCCGTCAAGATACGCTTGCTTTTGTTCCGTTCCCCACAAGGTATTGAACACTCTGCCGAAATTAGTCATTAAGCAAGCTACGCCTTTATCAATTAGTGCATTGACCACACATGCAGCGGCGAACGTCTTTCCGCTTCCGGAATTTCCGTAAAGCAGCAATCCTTTATGCATCCTGCGAAAATCATCGTAGTGCTCAACGAAATTCTTCATTGCTCGCATCGTCCGCTCATCTGCGCCGTCATCATGGCTGAAAGTCTGTGACTGAAGCTCACGCTCCGGGAAGCCAGCTTTTCTAAGCTCTTGTACCCTAGCAAGTCGCTTTTCATGTTCCTCACGTTCACGCTCTGCCTGAAGCTCTTCCGCTCTGCACTTGCAGATACAGGTTACAGTTCGTTCAACACCAAACAAGAAACCTCTGCATTGCTTCGGCGTGTGACATTTACCACACATAAGCAATCCGTTTTCGTAATAATCATTTTCGTTTTGCTTATTAAGCTGTGAAGCATTTTTAGCAATGTGATTTACAGCAAGCGTAATTGAATTCTGAACATCATTCGCATTCATGCTATCACCTCACTAAAAATATTTGTCCAGGTCTGTTTGGTCATCCGGCGGTTTCTTTGGCTTTTGATTGTCACCGCTCGCAAGGTTTCTTGCAACTCCCTCACAATAGGCTATTGACTTCTTGCCTTGCTGCGCTGTTATTGTTACCGCTTGCATGGCTATTAGCTCGCCGTGCTCCTCAGAAATAGCCTGTAACCGCTCTGCAATATATGGTGTTATCGGCGTAACATTTTGATTCCAAAAACCAACAGGATTATTATCGCTCGTAACATTTTCGTAACTGTTACACGTAACGGCAGCATTTTTATCGTAACAACCACTACTAAAGTTATTGTTGTTACTCTTACTCTTATTCTCTTTCTTATTCTTACTCTTATTCTTATCCGTAACATCTGTGTTTGTTACATCGTTGTTACGTGTAACATTTTGACTTGTTACGCTTTTGTTACACGTAACATCTTCGTAACATTTCGTAACATCTGTGTTTGTTACGTCATTGTTACAGGTTTTGGATTGCTTCTCACGCTGCCTTTTAACTCTCATTGCTTCCTTACACCGCTCACGCTCCTTGAGCTTTGAAAGCTCTTCGGCGTTCTGATACTCACCCCAGCCTACAATATAGATATAGCCGTTATCCTCTATATCAATCATGTTATACTGCCGAAATACTTCTAAAGCAGTTTCCGCAATTTTAGGCTTAAAACCACCAACAGCAGCTAAGGTTTTTGGTGTATACGCTACACCTTCGGTAGCGTATACATAACCACCATCGTTTTTTTTACGAGCTAAAGCTAACAGGAAGAACCACATTAATGCCAGGCTATCACCAATCTTCGTATCAGCACGAAGTATCTTAATTTTTTCACTGTCGAACACATCGGCGCTAACCTTGAACCAGCTCTCCATGTCGCCCTCCTACAATAACTTCTTCCATAATGGTTGCCGTCTAAGTAACCTCACATACTTCATAAGTGCTTTCTTTCTCATAGGTAATCTCTCCCAATTTTCTCTATCCACTCGTCCCGGCTATGTTTATCTTCATAGCAGGTTTGAGCAAATCGCCTTAACCGCAAGTCTGTTTCCCTGTCCAAATGAGGTCCGAGTTTTCCTTTGTGATGTTCGTAGCATAGCCAGATTGTTAAACCCAGCTTGTCCGAAATCTTTCTCCCGGCTGCTTCAAATATCACATGATGGCGCTCCAGGTTACAGGTTGTACCGCACATAAAGCACTCCTTGTCACTCTGTAATATGCTTTTCTTACTCATTTTTTTCGCTTTCTGGCGTCTTGAACACCGCATTATCAGAAACAACATTAAGAGGCTTAACATTGGCAGCTTCTTCAATTTCTGCTGCGCTAAAATCTTCTTGCTGTTCTTTCATCTCGGGGATTTCTGCCTGTGCTGCTTCTATCAGCTCTAAGCGTTCCCTTATTGCGTTATGCGCTAAACTATAATTTGGAGCTTGAAGCAGTTGCTCTAGCTGATCGTATGTCAGTTCTACAATATCTGTCATACCATTACGAGTACGCACATACGCTTTTCCATATTCAAGCTTAACGAATTTATTTTCCGTGATTTCTACACCACTATCACACCATTGACGAATCTTTTTGCCGATCTGCGGAGTAATTACTTCACACCAATCAACAAATAATCCGGTTCTGTCTTTTGTAGCAGCGGCCATATGACGCTCAACACTAATGTCAAACATTACTGTAAATTCATATTCTAAGCCGTCTCGCTGAATAGGAGCTAATCCCATTTTTATCGGCATTTTTTTGCCTTTTTCATTCTCTACAATCTCATATGCCTGCTTGCTTCTCATGCAAACAATTACGTCCATTTTTGCTTGGAGAATTGCGTCAACAAGCTTATTTTGCTTCGGAGTAGCGTCCTTCCATGCAGTAAAGCTATTACCGCTTCTTGTTGTCGCCGCTTTCTTATCAACAAAATCAAGAACGCCGCCTTCACCTGCCCACGCATGAGATAAACTGTCAATAATCAACACGTTATATCCTGCTTGCTCTGCCTCATGGATGTAATCAATGTACTTTTCCGGTGTAAAGGGTGCTGACATCGGAGCTACATCGTATTCGCACAGATTACTGTACAGCTCACCGCTGCCGTTTTCCGTATCTATCATTGCAATCTTATCACCTAATCCTTGCGCCAACTGCAATGCGCTGTAGGTTTTACCGCTGCCACTAACACCGGTAATAGCAATTTTCAAAAACGCTTTTTTGCGTTCAGCCTTTTTAAACAGTCCCATAATTCACTACTCCTTATTTGCCCGGTCAATTTTGTACGCTTCTTCGTACTCTTTGATGCTATTCAGAATTCTTTCGCAGTTTGATTTCATAAGCATTGCGGCTTTGTGAAATTCCTCATCGTTTTTGCCAAGCCCGGCAAAATCGGTAAAGTTAGCTGTCTCAACGTCGAAACATAAGCCGTATCTTGCGTCAGTCAATGCGTTCATATAACTTCACCTTCCTTAACCAGTTCTTTAAGTCTACTGTGAAGCTTAAGAGTAGTTTCAGCATCCCAGTGACAGCATTCACAATAACTGCCAACTTTAGGATATGTTTGCATATTTACCGACAAGCTGTTAACGTTATAGCTTAACACATCACCTTCACGCACAGCCTGTTTTTCCTGGTGGTATCCGAAGTGTTGATATTTACATTTGCCATCCCTGGTACAGTGCGAACACGTCTTAAAGTCTTTCAACCAGCTCTCTTTCGTCTGCTTGTGCTCACCATGCTTCCTTTTTCTGAAAGCTTCAAATCCTTCCAGACTAAGTCCGCTACGAGCTAACACAGCGTTAACCTGTTCATTAGTTACCATATACATCCTCCTTCTGAATTCCGAAACCAAGCTTTAAATCAGCATAGGCTTTAACTACTCTGCCTTGTGCAGTTGTATAGCCTTTTAGCTGAAGCTCTTTGTTCCATTCCCTTATAAGCGAGTAGCCTTTTCCAACGCCTACGCCTAAAAGGTTGGCAATGTCTTTAGCTGTGTAGAATCTGCTTTCCATGTTTGACAACCTCTTTCCCGTATGCTATACTATATATGACCTATTTTTTAAACCGATTTCCTTTCGACTTTATTTATAGGTTAAAGGCTCTCTATTAGCGTGGGGGGTCTTTTCTTTTTGCTCTTCTTCAATACCAATCAACACAAGCAAAGCCTGTGCACCTTCCCGGCATTCTTTTAAAAGACTGTCACCGAGGTGCTTTTTTTGTACCGTTTTCGCTACCATTTGCGGAAACAGTTCAACCACTTCACCGACTTCTTTTTGCGCCCTTAACATATTCACTGCTAAATCATCAGCAGGCGGAATTAATCCGAAAACGTCGCAGAACACAACGTTCTTTTGCAGGTGCTGTACACGTAACCACGGTGTACGATAGAGTTTTGACATTGCCAATGCAATAGCATCCGGGCATTGCCTCCAGTCAATCTCATAATCCTTTAAACAGCTTGTAGAGATTGCAAGTCCTTCTGCCGCATTTACACGGCTCATCCCTGCGTACTCTCTAGCTACTTTGTAGATGTTAGTTTGAGTTTCAGACATTGTATAAACTCCTTTCTTGCTATAATAGGCTTATAGCAGTTAAAGCTTTTTAGCCTGCTATCATTGTTCTTTCACTGTGTAGTAATTAACAGTGACTACATCTCCAGGCTGGAGATAACGGCGGTTGGCGGTCAGGTGCTTATTATCCTCGGATACGTTGTACCAAAACTCGTCAAAACAAATTCTCGTTTTGTTGAGCAGGAAATACTTGTCAGCGATTCCATAAATAGTTTCGCCTTCTTGCACAATGTGCGTAACTGTATGCCTTTGTACCTGGCTGTCCGAAAATCCGCCAATCAAGCTTAAGCAACACCAAGCAAAGATGATACATACGCAGATTTGCAATACCTTTTTCATCTTTTTCACTCCTTTGTAGCAATTTCCGGCTTTTCTACAACCGTCAAGATTTTGTAATTTTCATGACGATAGCAAGCCCGGAAGCATTTACATGCTTCAGTTTCATTTTTCTCAGTAAACGTATCAAGTTTTACCTTGCCAGTTTCCAAGTTTTGAAAAACAACTACCCAGTCTTTACATTTATACATCTCTTCTTCTCTCCTTTACGCTTCCAAAAAATAATCAACACTTACGCCGAAGTATTCGGCAAGCTTTTGAAGCTTATCAATCTTCGGTTTACACTTGCCGTTTTTCCAAAAAGTAAATGTGGAAGACGAAATGCCAGTATCTTTAGCTACTTTATAGCTGCTTACATTACGTTCTTTTAACAGCATCGCATATTTTTCGTACATAAATTCTCTCCTTTCTTGATTTTAAAAATAAAACGTGGTAAAATAGTTATAAAAATAAAGCGTTTTCTGAGCGTTTAGTTTTTATAGCGTTTTTTAGTTTAATTTTTATAGTTATATTATAACAGATGTAATTATAAAAGTAAAGTGTTTTTTCGCTTATTTTTTAAAAATTTGAGGTGTATAATGTCCCTTAACTACGAGAAATTCGCAGCATTATTGGAAAAGTCTAATACATCTGCGTATAAGGTCTGTAAAGACACAGGTTTATCTTCCTCAATGTTTACTTTCTGGAAAAATGGTAAATCAACACCAAAAGCAGATAAAATTCAAAAAATAGCTGATTACTTTAACGTTCCAGTAGGTTACTTTTATGAAGATAAAGACTACGCTCTCGGTGTAACAGAACAACAAGCAAAGTCCCTCGGCATAGACACTGAAGCAGCAAAGCAGCAGCTCAAAGCCCAGCTTCTCGACGAACAGGCTATTGAGATTGCTAAACAGATTCAGAAGCTCGATGACACCCAAAAGATGGCTATCGAGCAAATTATAAAAGGGCTGTTGCAAGGCAAAGGCAAGGCCTGACTTCCCCTTCGCCAGCATGGCATAATACCTTGCAATCTAAAGGAAGGAGGTTAAAACGAAGTCGATGTCATACCACTAACGAGTATGCACAGCTGATTCGACAATTACCAACAGAGCATGTGTATTTCCTGCTACTCTGCATAGAAATTGCCAACCAACTGGTTGCAAAAAAGGCAAGCTGAAACTGTAAAATGCGGACTTAACGATTCAACTTGATGTTAGGGGGATTCTCTTTAGGGAGCCATTTTGTAGAAGAACTACAGCGATAAGAGGACGCATATGTCCGTCCTCTTTTTCGTATATATAGAAGGGAGTCGTACGAAGTGCTAGAATATCCAATCAAAACAAAGCAGAAATTGTTAACTGACAATTGTGTTGTAAAGTGGGGCAAACATTATGCAGCCATATTATTATATTCAAGACTTTCGCCAAATGGTCATTATAGAATAATGTGGGGACAAAATGATTATTATGTATATGATGCCAAGTCTGAGCGATTGCTAACGTGTGGGCACCGTTGTGTAAATCTGTACACAGCTTTCATCGCAGACAACGGATATTTCTTGTTAGAGGAATGGCTAAACAGGGATGCTTTATGTGGAAGAATAACAATAAAATTTTTGGACGGTGAATTAATTTATCAAAATGAATTTCCATTAAATATTATGGTGTCTATTCTTTCAGAAAACGGATTATTCGCAGCTGTAAGTCTTTGTAATGGACCAAGCTATCTTGCAAATAATCTCGTTATCATTGATTTAAGGAACGATACTACAACAGCTGTTGCATTTCCTTCGATAGCGGATGCGGATAATATAGTAAGTTTTGACACAGACAAGAATATTTTTACCATTAACTCATCAAATAATATAGGTTACGAATACAGTATTAGCGGAATTTTTTTGGACGAGGACAAGTACACTGTTGTTGCGGAATCTAAACTCGTAGGGAAAAAAGCTTTTATGGCAGCTAAAAAGCATCTTAAAAATTTAGACTCTACAAATATCAATGATTATTCCAACGTACTTTCTTTACTTCAACGGTCATTACAAGACGTATTAATGGATAAAGAAAAGGCTAACGTTTATCGTTGCATAGGCGACATTCAATATCGCTGCGGAAATAAACTAATAGCTCTCAACGCTTATAAAAATGCGCTTTCTTTCAATGATAAAGTTGGTGTAAAAACAATATTTAAAAAACTGCAAAAGGAAATATGGGATTTAAAATGAAACAACTTACAATCGTGCTACTATCCCTACTCTGTTTATTCACGGTCGCTTGCGGAGGACCATCAGCGAAGGAAGAAGCGGAACGCCTGCATAAAGACCATATGTTAGCCACTAAAGCAATGTGGAATAACGAATTTACTCCCAGATTCCATAAAATTTTAAAAGAATTACCCGAAGCACAACAAGACATAGAAATAGCAAAACTTGCAGAAGAATTTAAACCAAAGCCAGAAGAATTGCTAAAAAAAGCTCAAGGAGAAAAGGTTCAGAAACAAAACCAATATTTATTAGAATTAATCCAACAGCAAGATAAAAACTTAATTGATTTCCTCAACTTAACAGCAAAATTAAAAGATAAGCAAAATCTTAACCAGCTTAATTGGAAACAAGACTTTACTAACATAACGATAAAAACAATAAACACAAGACTTGAATATGATAACGAGTATTCAAAAATTACTACCGGCAAAGGTACATATGAGCTTACTCTCGCTAACTTCCAAAAAATTCACGAAGGTGATACTTATCAACAAGTCGCAGAAACATTCAAGATGCCTGGCACTCTCGTTCGTTCAAATAATGCACAAATAAGCGGAGAATATTATTACGAACAGGACTTTGAATGGATAATTGACGATGCAAAAGTGTTTGTAAGTTTTGACCGTGGAAAAGCTCATCTAACAATACAACACAATCTAAAGTAACAGACTATTCCCCTAGCCTGTTAAAACAATCACTAGCAGGCGTAAAGCCTGCTTTTGTGCTTTTTAAAATAAAAAAGGCTTGAAAAACAGTCTGAACATAAAATCCCAGGTTGCTTTTCAAGCCAGTGTTTTTATACAGTTTATATCACTATTTTTATAAATTAAAAATCTTATCAGAGCTTCATATTTAGCTTATATGAGCATTTAACTTTTACTAATATAAATATAAGTAGAAGCCTTGAAAAGTCGCGTATAAGCTAAATATGAAAGAGATTTTTTTGCATTTTTTGGCAAAATTTACACGAAGGGAGCTGCGGAACATGACAGTAACAAAAAATCCGAAAACAGGAAAATGGGACTGCGCTTTTTGGTATAAAGATTGGCAAGGCGTGCGCAAGCATACAACAAAAAGAGGCTTTGACAAAAAGCGTGATGCTGAAAAATACGAAAGCGACATGAGAAACAAAACTCATACACATGATCCGAAATTCAGTGAAGTTATTGCAGCATACCGGGAAGAGCTGGACAGCAAACTAAAGCTAGGAGAATTAAAGCAATCGACCGTTGACGGAAAAATCCAGGCATTGGAATATTACGTTCTCCCATTCTTCGAAAACATGAACGTCGATAAAGTTACTCCGCTTCAAGTTATGCGCTGGCTTGCACTTCAAAATGAGAAATCAGAAAAAGAACGTCTTTCAAGCAGACTGTTAAACCGCATTCGCTCAGAGCTGAACCAAGTATTTGAATTCTCCAAAAGAAACTTCGGGACAAAAAATAACCCTGTCACTCTAACCGACAGGGTAAAGCCATATTCAAACGATACACGTGCAAAGTTATGGACAGTTGAACAGTATAAAGTTTTCTATGATGATATTGAGATAGCTTCGCATAGGGTGCTATTCAATATCATCTTTTGGGCAGGCTTGCGAATAGGTGAAGTTCTGGCACTAAAAATCGAGGATATATCTCCATATAAAATTCACGTCGACAAATCACTCATGAGAATAAACAATAAAGACGAATACGTCATCAGCACAACCAAGACAAGAAGCTCCGTCCGTAATGTTGAGATACCGAAATACCTCTATCATCAAATCATGGACTACATAAGCACCCTTTACAAGGTCAAAGCCGAAGATTATATCTTTGACGGCATAAAGCCGACGGCTATCAGAACATATATGCGCTATCACTGCATTAAGTTAGGCTTGCCAAGAATCAGCCCTCATATTCTCCGGCACAGCTATGCTTCCATGCTTTACGCAACTACCGGAGATATTTTGGCAGTCGCTGAACAGATTGGTCACGCAGATACAAATACAACCTTTAAATTTTATGCTCACATGATGCCCGAAGCTAATAGAAAGGCTGTCGACAAATTGGAGAGCTTAACTATGGATAACTTGCCCCAAAATAGCGAATTTTAATTCTTGGAACTCATTTTGAACTCATTCAATAAAAAAGGAACCGCCAAACCCCATGAATACTAGGGTTTGGCGGTTTTTGTTTATAGTCCCTTTTACTGATTTTACCAAATCAACCACTTTTTTGCAAGTGTTTTTTTACTGCATAGTGCGTATTTTTGCGCTTATTTTTTTCATTTTTTCAGTTGCTTTTATTTTGGAACTCATTTGGAACTCACAATCAAAAAAGCAGGCTGACTAAACCTGCTTTTTTTAGCCGTATGTAATAAGAAGATAATTGAGATACCGAAATGGAAACAAATTCAAACCAAACCACACATATATTATAGCATATGCTTACAGCAGGTGCAAATAATATAATTATTGTCTTTCCTTGGCTCTCATTTGAGCTACCCATAAGTCAAGGACTTTTCCGCTAGGAGCATCAGGGTCACACATATAAGCTTTAGCAATCTTGACAAGTGTTCCGGTATCACCGCTGAACACTGCACCATAATCACTATACACCATATTCAGCACATAATACCAATCAGCTTTATGCTTAATATTATGTTGCTCTGCTAGTTGATTGGTCTGCTCATACGTCCAATGCTCACCATTAGTGCCATCGGTGTTCTGCATCTTACTGACAGCCAACTTTGCGAGTGCTTCATCGAAATGAGGACCATAAGCTACACAGTGCAAGTCATACAACGTTCGATAAAAAAGGTCTGGGCAATGCATCTTAAGCTTTTCTAATGCGCTGCAAATAATTTCTTCCATTGCTCTCTCTTTTGTATCATCACCTATGATCTTGTTCCAATAGTCTTTATAGGAGTGCATAACTACACCTCCTACGCAAGCTTAACAACACTGATAGCTGCCCTGTTAATTGTTGCCGCTGCCGTTGCCTGTACCTGTAAACTTGTTATGTTGTTTACTGCACAGCAAGAAGGACGAACACGAATCAGCGTAGTAAAAGAAATATTCACAGCTGTGTCAGCAACGCCAGTAACAATGCTTTCCGCACCATTAATAACAGAAGATGTGCTTTCCGTGGTACTCAGAAGCTGCAAACCAACATTGCCAGCAGCAGCAGGAACAACATCAGCATTTACACTAACAAGGTACAAGCCACGAATAAGGCTAACACTAGAACTACCAGCAGGATGCTTAATAGCAACGCCAGTCAGAAGATTATTGATAGGAAAACTAACAAAACCATTAGCTGCAACAGACTGAGCAGCAACAGCCGCAGAGTTTAAAGAAGATTTTTCATAGCAAATCATTTTTTTCACCTCTTTACGCAATCAAGGTATTTTCTCAACACCTTTAAAATTTATCGTTTTTTAAAGCAATAGGGACGGCTTGCACCGTCCCTAATACAGTGCAGTTAATGCACATAACTTATTTTTAGCCTACATTATAAGCGCAACCACAAGCACCAGCTACGTTAGCAGCTACACTTTGGTACGGACTAGATGTAATATAAGCAGGTTGCGGATAAGGTCTTAACGTGCCGATAAGGTTAGCACTTTGCGCCTGTTGAGATAACTGGAAGTTAGCTGTCTGCAAATCCCTATCTCTATCTGCAAGCTTATCTCTCAAATCTTGAATCTGATTAGCTACCATAATTGCCCTGGTCTTTTCGCCGTCCTCTTTGACGGCGTTAACGATAGCGCAAGTGTTTTGAGCATTTTCGTAACGTACTGCGTCGATGTTGCGGTTTGTTTCGTAGCCAAGAGTAGCAATAGCCTGTTTTTGTTCGCAGCAGCACTGCTGAGCGGCGAAACGATTTTGTGCAATCTCGCTGCCAAGCTGATAACCAGTCTGCATAATATCACGCTGAACACCGTTAAAACCATTCAGCATAGTGCTGTTTTGAGCGTAAAAGCCGTCACACAGGCCATTCTGAACACCCCGAATACCGTCTTTAATATCCTGCATGGAAAATTGGTCTGCAATCTGATCACGTGTCATGCTGCCATTAGCAAAAATTTCAGCACCCATGTTACCACGGTTATTCCAATTACCGCCCCAGCCACCCATAAGAGCAAACAGGACAATAATCCACATAAACCACATACCGCCGCCCCAGCAGTCACCATAGTTGTTGTTTCGATTCATATCCATTACCGGAACAATGTTTGTACCTTCCATAATTTTTTCACCTCCGAGAAATATATGCAAAGCTTCATTGCGCGCCTATTGAAGCTTTAAGCCAAATTGATTTAAAAACTGATTAAGCTGTTCATCATTCATGCCTTTTTGTTTGGCAAGATTCCTTACAATATTTTGAATCTGTTCAGGTGACTTTCCTTGCCCCATCTGCATTGCCCTACTCATTAGCTGATTTTGTCCTGCGAACTGCTGCATTAGTCCCATTGGATTTCCTGCTTGCTGTACCATCTGCATCATCTGGAATATGTTCATCATTTGTCATTCCTCCAATCTGCTCTTCGAGCTTTTCAATGCGTCTTTGCAATGCTAGCACTGTGTTATTGTCAGCGTAGGCAGGAGCTTGCATACCACCGTCCTGCTGAAGCTGATAAACTCTAAAAATCGGCAAGCCGTCCATGCCTATAAGCTTTTCATAAATTTTTCCTTCGGCAGGAGCAGGAAAATATGTACTCGTTCCGTCAAGGTCAACTTGCGCTGCTCGTGCTTCTTCAATGCTTGTAACAGGTCTGCCTTTAATTTGCTGTACAGGCGGATAAGCATTCGGCTGCGCAGGTGGCATCATTGTCGGCATTGGTTGCTGATACATTTGTTGTTGTTGCTGTTGCAGATTAGCTAACCTCTGTTGCATCTGCTGTGTAGCTCCATAAGGATTGTAATAATTTCCGTACATCTTTATCACCTCACCTATATTTTAAGTGGTAGCAATAAAAACAATCCCTAAAGCTAAAGACACATTCTCCTATACATTCGGACATAATTTAGACACGATTCAGACAGCAAAAAATGAGCAAAAAAAATAATCCCCATTAAGAAAAGCTTTTACACTTCTCTTAATGGGGATTACTTCATTTAGAAAGCACTCGATTAATAGCCTTATACGCAGTGCTTATTTCTCTGTCAACAGTTTTAGTGGAGATGTTCAGCTCCATTGCGATTTGATAATTCATTTTGCCGTCAACAAATTTCATCTCACAGATTTTCATTTGCTGTGGCGTTATCTTCGCTTCTTGAAGCACTGCATAAAATGAGCGGCGCGAGCTTTCGGTCATCCATATCCTCGCGCTTTTTAGCAGTTCTTTCATTAAATCACCTTTTTAAAACATAAGCAAGTAGTGCAATCAGACCAATGTTAGCGAACAACATTCCAGCCATGATATAAAACTGCTTATCAATAATTCTTTTGTTTTCAGCAAACAGCATTGTTACCATACCAGCAGGCAAAACTTCCTGCTTAACATTTTCGTTATCATTCATCCTATCACCTCATATAATATATCTATTTGATATATTATATCACGCCAACAAACAGGCAGTCACTAAACAATTTAAGCAAACATTTCGTTTTGCCTTAATTCTTCATAGCAGCATACAGTGCGCATCCTGCTATTATGTATGCTATGTTGCGCTGTTTTTTAATGCGCTTCTGTTTTAGATTGTACTCTTTTTCTAGCTCCGCTAAGGATTGATTGACACTCGTTAATAAGCTCTCCTGCTCTTTGACTTTGATTTTCAGCGTCAGACAAAGACTGTTCAGCTCTTCCGATTTCTTCTCTAGCTCCGCCAGCTTCTTGTCGGATGTTCCCAACTGCCCCTTCGATTGCATCAGCAGTTTTTTGTAATTCTCGTTGATTCGTTTCAGCTCCGCTAAGTTGCTGCTTAATTTTTGGTACTGATACTCCGTCAGAACGTACTCCGTCACTTCGTCCGAATACCGGGGCGAACCAGCCGACGCGTTGAGCGGCAAACCAAATAGTGAAAGCAACACACACACCAAAGGTACAAGCAGCAGCGATTTTAATTTTTTGCATTTTTTCATCTTCCATTATTACCTCATATAAATATCTATATTTGTAAAATATAATAAACCTCGTCAGACGCACAAATTTCGCCTACAAGTGATTTTAGATTCCGCCACGATAAATCATAAGCGGCACTATTTTTAAAACGCTTATAGGCGATGCAATTTGTGTGTGATTTTTGTCCAAAACCGTTAACTTATAGCCTACTTGTAAGATAGATATTCAGAATGATTTTAGAGTGCAAAATAATGATGCAACGCACCCAGTACAAAGCCTGCAACTAAACCAACAACAAATTTCTTGTCAATAACAAATGCTTTCAGTTCTTCCATTGTATCACCTCCAATCATTGTAAAATGTGTCACCGACTATTACGCAAAAAAATACAGAAAATGCTACACGTATAGGAGAGAATAACTAAACCTCTTGTCGGCAACTGTATCTAAAGCATGAGCTTTAAATCATCTTCCATTGCCAGCTTCACCATATGCAGGAATACCATAAGGCGTGGTTAAATCAATACCAGCAACATACTCATAAGTAGTTTGCGCTCTATTGGCATAACCTGCTCTATACAGTTCACCAACATCAGCAGCAATCCAATAATAAGTTTTAAACAGTTTGTTCAACGCTTCAAGGCTGCGCAGGTCTACACGTTCAAAACGATTCTCCAAGAAACGCTTTACAACGTAGGTTGACGTAGGACACCACATACCAGCATAAATCAAACATCTAGTATCGTCCAACGTCGGCACTTGCTGAAGCACTTCTACATATTGCAGGCAGTCACGTGACAACTGATCTAATTGCGCCTGCTGCCCTGCTTCACTTCTCAAAAGCTCTTTAAGCATCGGCAGTTCTCCGCTTGCCTTAATATCAATATAAGTGCGGTCTGCATACTCTGCGCCGCCGGGGATAGCTTTCAAAAGCTCGTTGGCTCTATTGCCTTCCCATTGGCTCACGCCGATTGACGGATAATCATATGCAGTGCTTTTTGCCACACTGTCATAGCCGCCTTCAATTCCTGTGTTAATCAGTCCTTTTGCAATTTCTCTCGCAAGGCTTTTGCTCCAATCACTCATCGTTCCGCTCCTCACTTTTCACTTTAAACATTCTTGTTTCAATAGCCTTGTTGCCCAGCTGCACAAGCAGCAGCGCTACCATGCCCAGCGTGCAGCTTTCGTAGTTACCCCAAGTTCTGGCCCAAAAAGCAAGCCATAAAGTAACCAGCACCCAAACGGCAAAGCCTATAACGGCACAGATTCTGCCAACGCTATAAGCGTTGTCGTTCTTCTTTAGCATATTAATTATTTTACGCATGACACTTACACTCCTTGCATTTTTCATCATGTACTTTTAAATCATAGTTAGGCAGTTCATTTAACTGCTCCATCAGACTGTCAATCACGCCATTATCGCCCAGCGCCTCATAGCTTTTGTAACAAGCGTCAATGCTTTCTTTTGCGTAAATAGGTATCCATCCTCTATCCTGGACATAGTGATTATAAGCCTGGATAATTCTGTCGCGCAGAAGAGCTTGAAGTCCAGCCTTTAGAGCATCATTTTGTTTCTTCTTCTGCCGATACATAGTAATCAGTAGCGTTATTACGCAACCAGATATGACGTTAATAATAGAATTCAGCGCCGCATCTAAAGACTGTTCTATCATTTCATTACACCCCTATGTCATACTTCCATTGTCACAGCTTCTACTTCTGCCGCCGTAGTTGCTGCCTCAACTTTTTCTTTTGCTACACGATATGCAGTATGCAGTTTGTTTGAGCGTACCGCAATGGCAGCAATAATCATCTTTAAATCGTTAGCCGTTACTGGCGTATCGGCATTATCTGCCGTGGTCCACTCTATTGTAGCTCCTTCGCCTTGCAGTTCCAACGCAATAATTGCAGCACTGATTCTGTCACGGGCTTTACTGTCGTAGTCGTAGAGGTACCCGCCGTATTCCACCGGCTCAACCTCTTTGCTATCACGCAGACGCTTTAATTCCATGATTTTACGTTCACGCAAGATTTCGATAGGTTCTTCGGCGTGGATAACTATTACACCTAATTCCTGTAAGGTATCGTCACTGATTGACAAAGGAATAAAGATTCCGTCTTTGCCTAGTGCTTCCGAAAGGTCATACAAGTTATTATAGCTGTTAGCCTTATACGTGTATGTATTCATCAAAATCACCTCTTAATTAAATATTATTTCAACTTTAAATTTCTTTCCTACGTTTGCGGCACTAAACATACTAGAAATACTTGACGGCACACGTTGCACATAGGTGTAAAAACCTGTTGCAGCACTTTGATATGAAATTTTACCGACTGCAAGTGATTGGGTAACACCAGTTTCCATAGGTGTTATCTTAAGGCTGATATTACGGCTGCCACTCGTAACGCCTTCTTCTAGGAAGGCAATGTCAAGCCATCCAGCGTAGTAATTCAGCATAACAAGAGTAACGGCTCTACCGTCATGTGTAACATTACCTGTAACCTCACCATAGTAACCACTGTTGGCGTTATATCCATATTGGCCACTTTTAGTTCCCATAGTCATAATGAATACATTCTCATCAACCACACCGCCCTCAGCACGTTTGAACATAAATAGACGATTAAGTCCCATGTTACATCACCTCTATGATAACTTAGATGCTTGTACGATGCTAGTTTTGTTACCGCTATTATCTAATGCTATAAGGATATTAAGTAATAAACCTGCACTCGTAATAGCTACATCACTAGCACTACCAATGTATTTTAGTGTACCACCATTAGTTATAGTTAGAGGATAATCAGCACTAGCTTTGATATATGCAGTAAAGACTAATGATTGACCACTATTTAATAATAAGTGAAGTTTGTTAAATCTAGAGTAAAGCTACCTGTTGCATTATAAACAGCCGTAACTTTAGTAGGTTTTACAGAATTGCCACTAGCATAATCTGTTTTATACTTTTCTGTGCTCAACAATGCTAAATCAAACGATTGTTGAGCTGTCCATGTATTCTGTGTAGACGTGCTAACCCCACTACCACTCCCGCCACCACTGACAGTAATAGTTACGTTGCCATTGCTATCGGGTTTAGTGTTATTTACAGTTTTTATATAGCCTGCGTCATTAGTAAATGATGATACGTTTGTAGGGATAGCTGCCTGTACAAAAGCCGTTGTCGCTATCTGTGTAGTGTTCGTTCCAACTGCCGCAGTAGGTGCTGTCGGTGCACCTGTTAGCCGTGCCCCGCCGTTCCAGCCGTTGCCGTTGATATTTCCAACTAAAACAGCTCCAGATTTTGTACCGGTTAGGCATTTGTAGAAATTCCAGTTGGGGTCATATTCATAAAAATCAACAGAATCATGACCAGAATAGCCAAAATCTATAGCATGATAGTAGGAGTTAGCGTCGCCCTCGCCGCGGAATTTGCGGCACTGAAAATAGTTTGCTGTCGCTGTGCCTGTCTGGAAATTAGTCGCTGTGATGCCGCCAGTTACGGTGCCGCCTGTTAACGGCAGGTATTTTCCTGAACCACCACCGCCCATGTTAGCTATAGCCTCGGTAACCACTTTATTTTGGACCGGATTAGTGCTAGTAGTCGACAACTCAGCGTCAATGGTTACCTTTTGCATCAAGCCTACAACCGGGTTACCGTCGGCCCCGGTTGCCTTTACTCCGTCTGCCAAATCGGCAGCGGTGACGGTATTACCGGTAAGGTCTACCAACGTGTTACCGCCGTATATAACTTTATTCACTGCCATTTTTTATACTCCTTAGCCTATAGTAACAGTCTTGCCGCCTTGAGCATTGTCGCTCTCATTGTAGGGTATCGGCTCTACAGTCACCTGCGACAAATAATTAAAACCCTGTGCGCTGTCAGGCAAGATTGTTTGCGCTGTTGTTTTTGGGGTAGCAGTCTTAGCCTGCGCTTTTGCGCTCTCAGTGCCGCTCATGGTGCCGGTAACGCCTAAAATGGATACACCTGCCCTGATGTTTGTAGCAATGATTTTGGCCTGTTCGGTTGTACTGATTTTAACCTTGCCTGCGCCGTCATGGTAACCGATAGGCACGGTGTATTCGTCAGCCTTCTTGCTGATTTCACCGCTGACAGCACCATTGTTCTTCATCTCGCCTGTAATTTTAACGCCGTTGACGTAGGCTGTTTTTCCGCTGAGGATTTCTGCGCTGGCAGCAGTCGCATCGGAAGTATCGGCGTTAAAAGTGCAAGTGCCTACAATCGGCGCACCGCTTTTATCGTGAGCAGTATATGTGCTCAATATCTTATCTGCTGTAACAGTATCGGCGGTTAAGTCGATTAATGTTTTTCCTCCATACACTACCTTAGAGATATTTTTTTCAGCCATAATTTACTTCGACCTCGCTTCCTATGTATGCCGTAATTCCATCGGATAAATTGGATGTTTCAAAATATGGAATTTTTTCGACAGTAATATTTTTTGTTAATTGTTTGTTTGCCGTCGGCAATATCTGCACCTCATGTGCTTCGGAATGCACGGTGTATTTGCCGTCATAAATATCGGCTCCAATACTCCGTGCTGATAAGATTCCATGTAGGTTGCCTTTAGTTGGTGACAAATTGCCATGCAGCTCACCTTTGGCAACTGTCAGCGTACCATGTAACCTCATTAGTAGGTCACCTCCTCCATTAAGAGGAACTCATGTGGCGGAATAACTGTATCAACGTAGCCATCAGCACGGCGAAGTTCAATGTCATATACATAAGCTCCAAACGCCAACCCTTCGGTATCTGCTGGCTTAATATCAAGCTCACCGCCAACGATAACTTTTGCAGAACGATAGTCTGGTTACGTGCTGTGCGCCGAAGCGTAAATGTTAATACATCGCTGTCAGTCAGTTCAACATTCCTGCCGTTAATATCGGTGATGCTAATGTTAAAAACACCGCTATCACCTCTAATCATTCTGATATTGTTGTCATCAACTTTAAACACCACTATCACCTCTTACAATTCTATATTATTGAGTTCAAAAACAGTTTTGCAAGATTCTACTTCAGCCTGTTTTTTCCAGCCTGCTTGTTTGCAATCTCCTATATGTATGCTTAAGTCAGCCATCCACTGTAACACCTGACTAGCACTAAGATATTGAATTGTCTTTTCTTTTTCTCCGCCTTTATAACCACGAACAGGGCAACCGATGGAATATTTTTCAGCAAACTGCTCTGAATTTACATTAAGAGCAATGCCTTGCATCGTGATTTGCGTTTCTAAATCGCTGTCATAGGTGACTTTTTCTCCGCTTGCTTCACTAACAAAACCGCCAGTAATTTTACTTGCAGTCCAATCGTTAATCTCTTTTAGCTTAAGTTTTTTTTGAAAAACTAAAACAAGATCATCATCATCTTTCGGAAAAACAACATCACCGTTTTCATCAAGAGAAAAATCGGTAGGAGTAGCAGAAGAACTAATATTCTTGATGACATACTCGTCAACGCCGTTATCCATGCCTGCAATGTAGTTTTTTAAAGAATCTTCGGAAATACTAATAGCAATACCTTTTTTGTTTTTAAACAAATAAAACATTTATTTCACCTCTTTAATACTTAACTCCATAAATTTCAATGATAGAGCTGTTTTGTTCGTCTATATACCAAGTTGTATCAGTAGATAGTAAATGAGTGTATGTACCAGATTGCACTCCACTAAGCACAATCCAATAAGTGCTATTAGATAGATTAAGTCGAAAACTGTACCCTTCTGAAAATGCTTTTTGTAATTCCCAAACATCATACAACTCATACTGACAGTAATATCCATTATCGTCACTACCAACCAACAAAATCTTATCATATAGCGTATAAGATTCTTTAAGCATTATTGTGCCTTTTCTACTGTCACTTCCACCCGATGTTGTCGGGAAAGAAGCATCACCACCATAGGCTTTAATGCCTGTAGAAGTATTATTAATGTTCCTTACATCCGTACCGCCATTTCTTGTCTTCATTGTATCCCAATCAATCAACGCTACAAGAGTCGGAGTAGTGTTTCCTGCTAATTTGTCGAGCAAATCTGTCTTAACAAAAGCAAAATCATCACTCCCTACACTAGAGATATTTTTATTGAAGCTGTTATAACTAGGGAATACATGAATTTTCTCTAGCTTACCTGTTGTACTTGCCATTCTTTTACCTCCTTATAAATCACTCACCGTTGCAGTCAACTCATTAATATCAGTGCCCCAACTGAATGTAACCCCATCAGCAGAATCAGAAATATTAAGGGTCAGATTATACGTTTTCCCCGATGTAACAGCAACTATACTGTGCATGTCTTGATGGTCGGAGTTACCTTCATCCTCAAGGTAGGAGTCACTATACCCATTACCCCATATTTTTTTTGTACTGTTGTTTATAACAGAAATTGCATAGCTATCCTCCTCTTCAAGTGGCGCATCCGCTGTTAAGCAATCTGCATCAACTTTAATTTTTGTAATACCAATTGGAACAGTAAAGGATGTAGAGGTTTCAGAAGAACTAAAGTGCTTTTCTCCTGTTATTACAGATATAAATTTCACTTCTAGCACTTCTATTGCCCCGTATTGCACGTTATATACCGCAGTATGTAAAACTCCACTACTATCAATATATTCAAATGTAAGCTTCTCTTTACTACCCCATGTTTTAAAGGACAGAGAGAATCCCCCTAATTGATTAGTATGATGTGTTTCTCCATTAACTGTAACTGTGCTTCCCATAATAACATTATCATCTAAATAGCATCTACACGTCAATTCAGCTTTTTTATTTACTGTAGGTATATAGGGTGTTGTTCCACCGTATTCAATAATAACAAAACCTTGCGTTCCGTCACTCACTCTATAACGTCCTGCTCTGTCACTATCATTACTGTAAAAGGTGTTTTTACCTCCTGCGCCTACAACAATTTGAATAGTGCTGTTAGGAGTTACTTCAACTTCTGCATCAGCAACATAAGCACCACTATTTCCTGCAACACCAATTTGATTAGAAGTGCCATCAGTGTCATAAAAATGATAAGAGCCACCACCTGCACCATAGATGTTAAACGATTCAAAAGTTCCTGTAGGTGCATATGTTACACTATCTTTAGTTCCAAGCACATCAGCATAGTAGTACCCAACCTTACCCATTACGTTTGCTAAAGAAGCGACACCATTCTTGTTAAGCGGAAAACCGTATCCATGTACAGAAAAATCCATGTTTCTGGCGGTAACATATTGTCCTCTTACACCATTTTTAGAAGCAGCAGGCTGATTAACAGTCATTACATTACCGCTTCTTAAAGTAGCAGTTGCGCCTTGTCCGCCGGAAATAACATAACTGCCAACTTTCGTATCTCCGCCGTTTCCTGCTTGCATATCCAACGTGGGACAGGCATTATAAGCACCAACAGTAATACCGCCAGCTCCACCGCCGCAACCAGTAACATATATTTTTGTAACGTCAGCAGGAATTCTCAAACTGTAAGTGCCTACGGTTTTATAGATAAGTCTTGTACGCTTTAACGTAACTACATCTTTATACAGCAGATACTTCGAGCCGTCTTTTTTTTGCATCTCAAAAACAGTTTCCGGAATGCTACTCATTTTTTTTGAATACTTATCTTTGTCAACCTTATAAGATAAAATGCAAAATCCGTCTACACCGTTACCCCCTGTACTGCCTTGTACCTTACTAGAATTGCCAACAGGTGAACCGCCGCTAGAGTAATTAGTGCTACTACTGCCGCTATAAACGCCACCTCTGGCAGTTACACCTAATGCAGAAGAAGCTTCTCCGGCTGTACCATAAACATAATCAGAATCGCTTGTCGTTACACCTTCGCCACCTTTTCCGCCAGCACCAATAGTAATAGTGTACTGCGTGCCAGGGGTAACACTAATAGTTCTTGTTACACGTTCGCCATAACCTATAGCCATTTCTACATCACCTCTTTTATTGCTCCCCAGAATTCTCGCAAGTAATCACAATGGCATAACTCACCGTCTTTTTGTACTGCAATAGGACAAATACAACGGCAAATATCCAAATGCTCACAAGTCTTACATTTAATAGGCAAAAGTTCCTCAAAAATTTTTCTATGCTTTTCCTGTAGCTCTGTAAAGTTATCTGTAATATGCCCTACAATCTTATCTGTATTATGACACAGCATAATTTCTCCGTTAAAATTTACGCTAAGGCTTACTACAGCAGGACGGCAAGGCGGATAAGGATATTTGTAAAATTCTTCTTTGTTAAAACCCCTTACACGCAAGATTTTTGAGTAAAACCAATGTCGAATATAGGGAGCAATCTCACTATCAGAATTTGCGATTAACCACAAATTTTTAACTGCATTTCTTACTGCATTAGGCTTAAATTGATATAGGTCAAGCGGCGTATGCTCACTCAACACATTCATAAGACCACAAGTGATTTCTGTTCCAGGAAACGTATAATGTAGCCAATCAAAAGCTTCTACCATGTTATCGTTTATAGCATTAAAAACAGTGTTAACCGCTCTTTTCCTTATGCGCAAAAACTTTTTACACGCTTCTTTACTGGGTACTGCATTTCTCGCAGCTCTTGCGTTCGGTGCATCATAGCTCATAATAAACCAAATATCATGCTCGTTACAGAAGTCAACTATTTCATTATTTAAAAGCAATCCGTTACTAAAAATTCTATAGCTAACATTCTGTACGCCGAATTTTTTAAACTCAAGTACGAGTTTCTTAATGGTTTCCCAATAAAGCAAAGGTTCTCCGCCCCAAAAATATAATCTGCGAGGATTATTTTCAGCGTATTTCCAAGGCAGGTTACTCCACATAACTATAAAGTCTTTTACCTCTTGCGATAACTCTTTTCCATGAGGGGCAAGATTAAAACAACTTTTAATAGGAGTTTGAACGCAATGCCTACATGACATATTGCAAGCAGTACCAAGGAAAAGATAAACCGCACCCAGGTCGTTAAGCTCGTGTAATTCTTCGCTAAAATTATTCATAAGTACCTTAGTTGCCTTCGCCGCCACTTGATTCGCCAACGCTACCGCTACTGCCACTGTCATTGTAGTTTCTTCCGTAACCGCCAGCACCAGCCCCTGAAATCTCTACGGTAATTTCAGTAACGCCTTCCGGAACAGTAAAGGTATAAGTTCCAGCATTGCTCCACGATGTAATTACATCTACCTTATTAGCCATAATTTACCTCTTATTCTGTATAGGTAATCATTGTTACACCTACACTATCAATACCTAGATTTCTTCTTGCAGCTTCGGCAGTTGTAGCTCCTGTGCCGCCATTAGCAATAGGCAATGCTCCGTTCGTATTACCTAAACCCAAAACATAACGAACACCAGCAACGGTAGTTTGTCCTGTACCGCCACCAGAGATAGAAAGAACTTTATATGTAGCATCGCCGCATAACGCCATATCCTGCTTTCCTGCTGCCGGAATTGGCGCAAGTCCTGCTCTACCGGAGCTGTTGTATGTTGCGCCTGTCATATTAGCGATATTAATATTGCCACTTGAATCAGGCTTTACGTTATTTACGGACCGAACAAATTTAGCTTTAATCTGCCCTAAAAAATAGCTTAATCCGTCAAGATCAATCAATTTTTGCAAGTTAGCCATTATGCAAGCTCCTTTGTAATCAAATTCTGAATTTCAACATTTGTTGCTGTCTGTAATCTGTAAGCTCGTGGAATAACTTCCCAAGCTACCGAACCGTCTACATAAGTTGCACCGATTGTAGCTTTGCTAAAATCCGGTTCACTCACAGCAGTATCGCCACCAACAATACAAGCTAAGACAACACTTTTAGGCAAGTTGGGTGACAATACGATGTCGCCATTTGCATAAGATGTACTGTTCTTGCGAATGTTTAAACTGTTAAAAAGGTACTGGCTTTTTAAATCGCTCACATTTTGCAATTTGTTAAAGTATTCAAGCGGCGGTGCTTCTCCTTTGTCAAGATACCCCCAACCACGCAGGTAATCAAGCTCAGGCCAAGAATCAATCATCTCACCGACGCTTGCGCTGCTGCCAAAAATTAAATCAAAAGTAGGCTGTTTCATTACCATTATTCAACAAGTCCCCCTTTCACCTTTATAATCCTTGCGAATGTTCCTTGATTAAATCCTTTAAACCTATAAGGATTTTCTCCGCTTCTGCTAAAGCCGAACGTATTTGTAGCATCGAAAGAATAGACATAAATTACGCCAATACCGGCGCCACGGATAATAAGGTTCAGTGCATCAATCAAGCGGCTTTCTTGACTTGTTACTAAACGTCCTATTCCTATACGCATTTTGGCATTTCCGGCATTTACAGCAGAAATACGTTCAACACCAAAAACTTTCTTTATGCTGTGTATAGTGCTAACGCGAGAGCAGTCCGTCGTATTTTTCTCAATCTTCGAGATAACAGCAAGACAGTAATAACGGTCGTTTAAGTCGCTGGATGTAAGATAATTATCATACATACGTCTAAACGGAGCTTGCCCGAATCCCATGTTGCCATGATCAGGAAAACCAAAAAAATCCATTGCAATAGCATTTTCAACACGGCGAGTAATATCAGCGACTTCACCGCACATATCAAGCTGCTTACCAACCGCAGTATCTGGCCATATCTGTGTCCTTATCTGCTCCCTTACTTTATCTATGCTGTCGAGTTCGTTTCCAACGGCATTAAGAAAAGCTTTAATGTTAGGCTTGTTGCGAAACTGACTTAACAAATGGTTATACATTCTTTCGCTTGTAGTCATGGTTACAACTCCAAAGCTACAGTAACATTAGCAAGCTTTGTTACTGCCAGCTCATTACGTTCAATCGAAATGTTTTCCTGCTTATACGTTTGACCGTCTTTAGACACGCTGCACTCAATATAGCTAATACCGTCAACACCGCTGTAAATAGGACCAAGCAAACGCTGATAAATAACATCATTGCCCATCGACAGCTTGCTAATCTGTTCAAAAACGATATTTTTAATTTTATCGATTGCATCACCGGGTAAAATTTCTTCGTTATATTCTTTAATAATAACCTTGACATAAATCTGCACCTCATGCGGACGGCTAAAGCATACATCTTGCGCTGCACCCTCACTGTCCTCAATGCGAACGCAAATATCGCCGTTTGTATCAATACCTAAAGGTGCAACATTCAAGATAGTGCGAGCAATAGCTTCTTCATCGCCACCGAAAACAATAGCCTGGAAGGAATGAGGTTTTAAACCATCAACCGTTTCATCAGAGCGGTTTTCATAAATCGTTACGCTGGTAACATCCTGCAATTCAAGTAATGCTGCCTTAATGCTTTCTTTCATGCCTATGCTGTTTCGGAATACCGCAGACGCATAACGTTGACGCACTTCGGATGCTGTTTCATAATCACGTCCCACGTATGTTTCAGATTCGTTATTGACGGAAAACCAGCCGTCATAATTCGTGTTGATATAGTTAACGCTGTTCAGCAAAGGTTCTATTTCTCCGTATTCTTCGCAATCAAAACGAATAGGACTGCCAACCTGTGTAACTGTGAACGATTCATTAGGTACAACCACAGCTCCATACCGCCTGTCAGAGCGCTCAAAAACTAACTTGCCATTAACTACATTGCCCTGCCATTTTGGAACGCTCTGTGAAGCCAAGGCAACGGCAACAACAAGAGCAGTTTCTCCTGCTTTGGCTGTGTACTTAATAACTACATCATTGTCAAATTGCACGCTGTAAACCTTACCTTGTGTAGGTGTAGCAACATCAAGCGTAACGTGTACGCAGTCATTAAGGGTAATGGTGCTTTCCTCGATAATATCCCACTTATAGCCGGATGTATCTTTAATCTGGCAGTTTGCAGGAAGAACCATGCCACTACGTCCATAACAAACAGCATAAAGGTAGCTTGCCTGAGCTTTCTTTCGTTGCACATTGGTGTATGCAAGTGTGTTATCCAAACTGCCTTCACTGGCACTAATCGGCGAGCGGTCATAATAATCACGCTCCAAAAGCTGCCACATCCTGTCAATCTCTGCTGCATATACACCAACGAGAACGCCTATCATGCTGTTAGGTTGACGGCTGACTGTTGAGCCTAAATTTTGTTCCAAGCTTTTAAAAATATCTTCCCGAATCTCTGGCAGACGCTTTCTGACAAAACCGTTAACCGTTACTCCGTACTCCATAGCCTAAAACCTCCTTCCTTACAATCATGCCGTATTCAGTTTCCGCTTCATAGCTTAACAACATTTTTCGTGTAGCAGAATTAAAATCAATATCAATGCTGACTAAATTACTCACTCCGTTAACCTTTAAAATCTGCTCACGGAAAAGCTCTCTGATTAATGTAAAATTTGGATTTTTTACAAGCACATAATTAAGGTAGGGTACGCCGTGCGTAACATCCAAAAACCACTCCCCAAGAAACGTAAGAAGCTGAATTTTTATCTGCTGCGCCACACGCTCGGCATTGTCGATAAACATCACATCACTATTTAAAGCAAGGTCATGTGTCTTTGCATTTAAAGCAAGGTCAAGCATTGCCAACACCTCCTAAATAGCTAGGAACGTATACATCCAAATTATTGTCTTGAATCTGCGTCAACAAGCCGCAATCAAGATAGAGCTTCTTGACAATACTTTTTTTATCGGGCGTTTCCACAACTTCGCCCCTATCCTCTACAAGGCAAATAAAGTCCATCTTGCTGTTGCCTTGCCAGAACGATTCCGCATAATCGTTAATCTGCGCAGTTTCTACGGCCCTGGCTTGCAGAACATCTTCTATAACAGCATCAAGCTCCGGCTGTTCAGCATCAACAACTTTTTCCCCGGAACTTCCTTCTGCATGTGCAGATGTTTCAGCCGTAGTATATTTGATTTTGTCGGCAAGGCTTTCTTTTAGCCAATCCCACGCATACCAATACGGCGTTAAATCAATACTGCCTACATCAGCATTGTATTTGATGCCATATTTTTCATCATCTTTGCATTTTAACGCTGCTTTTGTCTGCGATGTATAAGCACCACGGATAACAGCGCGAACAGAATCCGATACACCATCAACATTGCTAAAATAGTTATTAATAGCTTTTTCAAGCTTGACAAAATACGTCCACGAGCTTGTCAGCGTAGGAAACGCAGCAATGCAGGCAGCTTTTTGTTTTTTGTAGGCAATCGTAACTTCTTCTTTTTTCATTGTTTTTCACCTCAATGCGACGAACTTGTTTCGCCGTGCGGAGCTGTATGCGTATGTCCTATAAGGCTAATACCGCCACCCTGTACATCACCAGTGCAAGTTATCGTCCCTTGCACATTGATGTTACCAACAACATTTATCGTGTTGCCGGGCGTAAGGCTAAGCCTTGTGCCACCGTTGATAACTTCAACATTTTCAGCAGAAATTGACTGTGAGGGCATCATGCCGACAAAACAAAAGCCATCGGTCAAATCATATTGCCGTGGGTCATGGTTATCATCACTGCCAGCTCCAAGCCATTCATCAATACTGCGTTCAGAAAAAACTATTAAGCAGCTATCACCAGGTTTTACCGGATAAGTAATCTGCGCCGCTCCTGCGTGGGGCATAAAAACAGGAACACCGTCGATAACAGGATATTCAAGCATCCTATCATCAGCGGTGTATTTCTTCAACGTCGACTTCACGCTGGCAAGGCAGGTTGCAGCATCAAAAGACAAAATTGTACCAGGCAGGCAGGTATGAATGTTGCCTATCTTCTGCTGCATAAGATTCTCCAATCCTTCCAGCGTATCAGCTGCTGCGTCAAGGCTCATATCTAATCACTCCTTCGGCACAATCTCATACACTTCAAGCTCCGTATACCAATTCTGTCCGCTATACGAGCCGTTATGCTTTAAGCTTTCTATTTTGAACCACCCTTTTATTTCCTGCGAATCAATGTAGACTAAATCTCCGGGGTTTAACACAGGTTGAAGCAAGCATTTTACTTTCCACCCTGCTTTTTTCTCACGTTTAGGCTGAGTAACCTTCTTTTTCTTTTTCGTTGTCTGCTTTGCAGCTTTTTTCGGTCCTTTAAGCAGTTTTTCCACAAAACCTACTAGACCGCTTTCGGGAGTAAGTTTTATAGCTTGCACGTTGGTATTGCCACCTTGCTTAATAATCTGCAAAGTGTTGTTTTGGATGCTCCATTCCAAGTCAGTGCCAGCGCAAACCTTATCAAGGCACTCACGTCCTGCCCCAACAAAAGAAAACCCATTCGCAAAAGTCGTAAACTCACAATCATCAGCATACGTTACTACAAGTCCCATATCTGCTGCCACATCGTCAATAGCTTTCTTCCTGCTAACATCTTTAGCGTAAGACAAGGACACGATACTATCACGGATAGCAACGTGCCCATCATAAAGCTTCATCTCCGTAACCTTGTCAGAACCACTCATATAGGAATAGCAGTCAGTTACCCAGCCGATGAAAATTCTTTTTAATCCAGCGTCCTCGCTGTACCCCACTTCAAGGATGCAGATTGTATCTGCTCTTTCCAATTTATCGGCAGTTGCTTTTGACAAGTTATAAATTTTCAGTGAGCAGGAATTGCTTTGCTTGGCAAGACTTTTTGCAATGTCAAACTCAATCTCTAACCCCTGTTCTTTCGCTTTTGCTTCAATAACAACACCGTCCGAACCTTGTACGCCTAGAGTAATTTTATAGATGCGGTCAAACTGTGCCATAGTTAACCTCCATAAAATTCATCTTCTGTACAATACACGAGCGTAGCAGCACCGCTCTGAAAATCATCTCTGCCAACTTCCTCTTTTTCAGTCAGCACAATAAATTCTCCGCGCGGTACATTCTTTATGTGGTGGTTCATTAGCAGCGGAAATTTAGGCACTATACGAACATTAGCAAGAATTACATTATCGTTAGCGTCCCACAGATGAAACGTCCAAAACTGTCCTTCATGATTCCACATCATACGTATTTTGTACTTTACATCGTTAAGCGGAACGCTAAAAACAACATCATTGCCATTTGCAAAATTAATTGTAATCATGCCCCTGCATCTCCTTTAGTAACGTAATCAAAAACGCTTGCTGCTATACTTTTATTCGTAACTTTCTCCTTGACTTCCTCAACACCGCTGCTAACATTACCGCCACCACCAACATCAACAGAAGTTGTATCCGCTGCTCCTACATTTGCCGCTGTTTCTCCTGCGTTTTCTTCCTGCGACGCTGTTACAACATTTTCGGGAATCGCCGTAGTCTGCGTAGTCACCTTGACAATTTGTATAAAGGCAAGGTCAGCATAGATAATGCTTTTCGTAGAATCCTGCTTACTAACACGGCATGAGGTCATAACCATGTTGTCATACTTCTTCTCTGGTCGAACGATAGTGACAGGCTCTTTCTTATCCCGAATCTCTTCGAGAAGCTGCAAGCCGTTAGCAAATTTCTTTGCTCCATAACCGTTCTTCCAGAACCACGTCACAGGAGAAGAAGCGATGCCGACAGTCATTGTCAGCTTTAGCGGTTTGTTGACAATATGGTCAGCAATCTCAAAGCCTGTTTCTACTGGATGCTCAGTTACATCTTGGTCGTAGGTGTACTCAAACGACTTTACAATATCGACTTTCAGCGAGCCTACTTGTGTAGGATTTTTGATGTTAAAACCTAAAATATCTGCAAGCATACTCTCACCTCTCAGACGGCAGGATAGCGATTGTTAATATCATTGCCCAAACCACCATTATCGCGTTCATCTAATGCAGCGACAACAGCTTTACCAGTAGCTTTAGGATTGCTAACACCAGTGATATAGAAAGTGTTCTGCTGATTACCGCTATTGTTAACGCTAGTTGTTGAGCTTGTGGACGTAAAGCCTACCTTGCCATAATAGCCTAAATCGTTAGGAGTAGCAGGGCCAGTGCCGTGTACGCCTTTATCAACAAAATTGGAAAAACCTTCTTTAATTGACGGCCAAAGAGGTCCACCAAATTTTTCTTTCAAGCTCTCTCCCCATGACCTTGCTGTTTTTGCAATTTTATCGCTCAGTTTACCGAGCAAATCAATAGCAAGCCTAATAAGGTCAATAACACGCATATTTAAAAATTTCTCAAATGCTTTAGAAGCAGAATCCCACGCTTCTGTAAACCAGTTACAGAAATTCTGCCATTTCTCGCCCCAGCCAGTCAGCGCGCTTCCTATCACGCTTTCACCGCCAGAGAACCAACGATACAGGTCGCGGATAAGCTCAAGGATAATCCAAATCCACGTAAAGAGAGGTATAAAGCGAATAGGACTATTTTCAAGTGTAGTCAGAAATTCGTTAGCTTTTTTCTTTACAGCGTCAAAATCGCCAAACCAACGCTTCATCATTGTGTCTGCTGTCGGGTCGGTTATCCACTTATAAAAATCCTGTATAAGCAGGATAACGAACGCAATCGCTGCCGCAATCAGCAAGAATTTGCCCAACATAAGCATTTGAATAGCTGCACCTTTTCGCGTCTGGCTATTAAATACTATTTGCGCTCCAGTAGCCAATATTAAAGCATCACGCACAGCAACAATCCATTTCACAGCAGTTGCAATCATCATTACAAATCCGCTCCATTTTGCCATAGCAAAAAGAACACCAAAATAGATAGCTGCAACACGCAAGCCAGCAATAAAGTTATCAAGGTTAAGCTTTTCGATATAGTCAGCAAACTTCGCCATACGTTTTGCCATGCCTTCAATAACGCCTGTCTTATCCTCAAATTCTTTGAAGAATTTACCAAGAGCATTCTGCATTTTGTTAGACGCTTGCCCGACAGTCCACGGCATCTTGCCTAACTCCATTTTTAAGCGGTCGGACTGACTTCTAATAGCTTTAAAAACATCTTGCGCAGTGAGCTTACCTTCCTGTCCCATTTGCCTTAATTGTCCGATTGTCGTTCCCATACCTTCGGCAATAGCTTTCGCAAGACGAGGTGCTTGCTCCATGATAGAGTTTAGCTCATCACCACGCAGCGTACCAGAACCTAACGCCTGTCCTAACTGTACCAAAGCAGCTTCTTGTGATGCCGCAGAACCGCCACCCAGCAACATTGCGTTCGATACGTCCTCGGTAAACAGCAGAATATCTTTAGTGCTTTTCTTTAGCTCCTGCGCATTACGTGCAACAGAGGTAAAAAGTTCAGCCGTAGAGCCGTATTGCTGACGTGTACGGCTGGCAATTTCATAAATTTCTTTTTGAACAGCCTTTGACTCCTGCTGACTTTTAGTTACGTTGTTAACCTGACCTTCGATAACCTTCCATTCGTCAATGGAGTTAATAATGCTGCCAAGGGTAAACGATACGCCAGCGAACGCCGCAAGCTGATTAAATTTTGACCATAAGGTATCAACCTTATCTCGTGCCTTATCAGCAGAGTCAGCAACACGTTCAAGTCCTGTCTTGACTCTTTTTGTGGTCTGCTCTACTTGCTTAACATTTGAGTGATTTACCTTGAAGCCAATCGCAATAACCAGACTTCTTACGTCCACGGCGCATCAGCTCCTTTCTTTTTTGGGTGGTCAAGATGATACTTCTGAATATCGCTCTGCATATCAAGCAGAGCATTTATTTTGCACAAGTCACCTAAAGTTACCGTGCCATCTTTAATTTCAGTTACTGTGACGACTTTCGCCAGCACTGGCCGCCAAACAAAAGATTCAGCGGTCAGCACTGGGTTAATCGTGCCAGGTATTTCTATCTGTTCGCCAACATCTCGCGGAATCCAGAGAGGTTGGGAATTAAATCGAAAAAATCACCGAAATTCACCTCGATAATAAATTTCTCCAGTTTCAGCATATCAACGAGCTTGCCGGTAAACAGCTCATTAACAACATCTTCAGTTAACATAACAGCTTCTTCCTCGCCTTTAATCTTAACGCTGACATATTCAGCATTAAGCAGACGCTCAGAAAACTGTGTCAGCACTTCACCATTAAAGCTTTCGCCTAACTGCGCAAGGATAGCACCGACGTTAATCTGCGCTCCTAACAATGCTTCTTTCATGTCCTCGGTTTCGCCGTTAGATGTTAAGCCGCCTTTTAAAGCTGACGTAACAGCTCTTTGCAGGTCACCATACAGTTTTAAGCCTTGTAACGGAGGGAAAGCACGAACGTAGAAGGTGTTCACACCGATTTTTCTGTTCTTTACTTCAAATTTTGCCTGTCTCATTTTCTACTCCTTAGCTATGACCGCCAACTAAAAATGCTTCGTCGGGAACAACAGCCATGAATACCCATTCGCATTTTCCGTCAGAAGCAGATTTGCCACGCTGAAAGTTTGGTTTTTTTACAATCCATGCCTGATCACTAACCATAACGCTGTCACCGCTCAAATCTTTAATAGTCAGCGGCAGCAAGCCTGCACCATTTTGATTGTCTGCATCTTGAATCAAGCTCAACGCCGCATTGCTAGAGCTAGACTGCAACAGCGTTACGGTGACTTGCTTTAAGACAGATGACGGGTCAATACTGCGAACAATTTCCTGGTCACAGCCAACGATAGCGGAAATTCCGTCACCTTGTGTTTCAACATTAATAAAAGTACCTTCGTCAACGCCAGTCAAGATAAGAGAGCCGAACAGCACTTTAACCTTCTTCGGGTCGTATGTCTTTACTCTTGCCATTTAATTGTCCTCCTTTAAGCCTTTTGAATAAGGTTCTCATAAGTCAAAGAACCATTAATGTTAACAGCATGGATAGCACCTGCAAGACGTGCGGTAAACCTTACATCGTCAAGAACTCTTTGTGCTTTCTTGTTTGCGCTAATATTAGCAGCTTTAGGAACTGTAATAGTGTAGCCAAGATTTCTGTTGCCATCATCATCATATTCAGTCGGAGCGATACCGCCACGGTCTTGACCAAGTTTCAGAACTTTATTCAGCACACCTTCGACAAGCGCAATGCCAGCATCAGTGTACGGCAATTTCTCACGATTAATGAGCATTGCAAATTCTTCTGTTTTAATAGTTTCAACGAGCCAGTCACGGAAACGGATAACGTCAATCCATTCACCTGCACAAGTCTTGCCGTTTTGAGTAATGCTGACGTTCTCCGAGAAGTTTTCAAAGGTATTGTAGTTTTTGGCAGTCAATGCAAGATATTCTGTTTCGGTTAAATCATCATTTGAAATGCCGGAAAGCTTTTTGTTGGCCCAGGTTTCACCGCCGGGATATACAGTAAAGCATCTGGACATTACAGCTGCTTCAGGAAATTCTTTTTCTGCTTCCTTATGATAAAAAACAAAAGTGCGATAATAATTTTTCGCTTTCAGCTTACTGCCTGTATCTGTTGCAACGCCAGCTTGCAACGCATCGGCTTCAGCAACAGATGTACCATACAGCTTTGTATGAGCTTCAACCCATTCTGCCATTTCCATGATTTTTGCAGATGTACGGTCAACATAGCACAAGCCATACCAATCATTGTCAACAGCGCAAATCTTATTCATATTATCAGCAGCGGAGCTATCAGAATTCATTCTGCCGATTTTAACTTTCTCATAATGCGGAATCTGGCTAAAAGCCTGTAATGCAGCTTTATACACAGCATCCTCAGCGTTCCAGCCTAAATCTAAAAGCTGGTCAGCGTCCGTAATGGTCAATACATACGCCGGAGCAGCGTGCTCATGTGCAGATACAATCATCAGTGTATTAAAGCCATTGGATGAAATACCTGTAGTATTCAAAGCAATCTGCACATTGACTAATCTGTCGATATTTGCCATATTTTCATCTCCTTAATTTTCTAATTCTCCCATGATTTCAACTTTTACAATCGTATCGCCGTCAGCAGGATGTTCGTTGTTATCCTTGCCGTTATTCGTGGTGCCGTTTATTTCCAATTTGTTAAACCATTCTGCACCCTGGATAAGCAGCTCACGGCAGTACGAAACAGTCAAATCAACCGACGCTCGTTCCTGCCACGTTCTGCCATCCAATGAAGTTGTAATGTCTTGCACTTGCTCAACACTGTTTATAGCCACATTTGCAGAATCATACAAGTTAATCATATCCGGCATTTCGAGATAAAGTTTAAGCTTCGACAGAAGTTCAACAGCACCCTCGCCGATAGCTTGTATGTTTAACGTCGCTTCAATGATACCAGCATTTCTGTACTGTGCTGTTTCAGATAAAAAAACAACTTCGTTCCCTATACTGCGTTCAGCCAGAAGATCAACGACGATGTTTAATTCATTTACAGCCGGAGGTTTCATTTTTGCTCTGCGAATCGGAATCGGATAATATATTTTTTGTAATACCGAAATAAAAAAATTCAGTACGTCAGTACGAGTATTAGCTTCTTTCAAAATTCGCTCACCTCTACTGCATATGCACGGTAATGGTTAATAACATCACTTTGAAAAATATCGCTGGCAACCACTTCAAAAAGCTTTCCACGCCATTTAAAGCGGTCAGCCATTGTATTTGTTCGTTGGTCATCAACATAAAGTTCCTTGTCGGTATATACTTTTACCGCTCTAGCAGTCCTGCTACCTTCAGGAAGTAACATCATTTCATTAGCTTTAAGCGGCTGCACACTGGCTAACACTTTAAACTCTTGTGGTGTAGGATACATATAGGTTCCGTTGGCAAGCAGTTCAGGACTGCCGTTGTAACGCAGGACAGTTATCAGCTTTCTAAAACTACTCATGATTAGCACCTTTTCTTTCAATGACATAGCGAATTGATTGTCGCAGATGCCCGGTATCAATTAATGGTTTAGAACTTTTCTTGCGCTTTATTGTAGCAGGAGAGTTCGGGACAAACGGTCCGTCGACGATTTTTCTTTGAACCATACCTTGTACAACATTGCCTAACTGATTAAGAGCAGCGTTTGTTCCTAGTCCAAATACAGCACCATTGGCAACACGTTGAATCATTTTGTCAATCATAGGCAGATTTTCATCATACGCAGAACGCAGGAAAGAGCGTTGGGGCATATCGTCCAGTCCAAATTCATGTATCGCTGCAATAACAGCCAACGGCTGGTCAGTGTTGCGAATGCTTCCGCCTTTCCCTCGCCGTACAGCTTTGTCTTTAGCTTGTACACCAACCTTAACCACAACGCCGTCAAGGTCTTTGTTTAGCGTTCGTATGATACGATTTAAACCTAAATCTTTATCATCTACTCTACTCATAACGCATTATCCAATCTTGTTACTATCGGAACAACGCACATAGAGCGCAGACGTTTAAATTCAATGCCATAGTACGTCTTGTCCAACATATCGAAAGAAGCTGACTTGTCACCATATGAACGTTGCAAGTCACCTTCTTTTTCAGACATTACAGAGCCTGTGATACCAACATCAGATGAACCGTTTTCTCCATACTGCGCAATAAGCTGACGCAGGACAACGTGATGCGCCATGAGATAAACAAATGCTGTTATATACATATTGCCAAAAACACTTTCTGACAGCATAGGCGAAACAAGATTAATGTAGACTTCTAATTCTTCATCAGTAAGAATCAGTTCGGGGCAGATAACAGAAAAAGCTTGCTTTATTTTATCTTTAGTTTCCGTTAACATTTTTCTTCGCCATACTCACGAAAGCAAAAATAACGGAATAAATATCTTCTGCGGTTTCTGCGCCCTCTACATTAATATTGTATTTCTTAGCGAAAGCAGTCAAAGAACGCTTGCTGGATTCAGCGGACAGTCCTGCAAGGTCTGCGGTCATATCGTCAACATTTGCTTCTTTAGCATTGCCTTTCTCAACAGTAATCATTTGTTCTTTGATGTAGGCTTTTACAATAATGTTTTCGCCCCATTCATCACCAACGATTCCGCACTGATCAGGCATGATATATTTACCGTCGATATTAATTACAGCTTTAGAGATGTTTTTAACTTTCATTTGTGTTCCTCCTAAAAAGAAAATGCCCTCTCATGCGAAAGGGCAGTATATAGTCAGATTAAATGCCAGAAGCCTTGTTCATGGACAGCGGATAGTAAATCAACACGCCAGCGGTGCGAACCTCGCAAGGAACTTCAAATTCCAAGCCTTTTTGCTGAATAGTGTGCTGAGTGAACGGCAACGGAACTTCCAAGGTTTGATGGTCTGCATCCTTAACGTATGCAATCATCATATCCAAGCCGCCTACACCTGCGCCAGCCAGCTCATTGGCTTTCAATACAGTTACATCCGGGTTATTGCGTTTAAACACAGACAGGATGGAATCTGCGACTACATCAGAATAAGGTGTGGAAGCAATGTAGTTGTATTGATCCGGCGGCAGCACCAAGGTATTAGGATTTTCTACGTCGTTAGTCTGCTTGCTAACAGAATTGATAATGCCGTTCATATCACGCAGAATCTGCACAGCGGTTTTGTCTTTGAATTTGGTAGAAGAACCAGTACCACCAGCACCATCAGCAGCAACAGTGTAGTTGCCAATGTTAGGATTATCCAGCAAGCCTACAACGCCATGTTTAGCATCACCATGGAATGCAATGCGGTTAATATATTCGTCGAGAGCACGGCGAACAGCAATAGCCTTGCGAGCAGTCAGCGGTTTTCTTGCCATAGCAGCACGGCGCAAGTCCTGCATGGTGTAGCCATATGCTGCACCGCCAGCAATAACTTTAGCAATGTGTTCTTCAGCCAGTACATCTACACGAGTAAAGTCGGTTGCATAGTTGGCGATAGTCTTTGCCATGCCGACAGAACCCAAGGACTGATAGCTGATAGTATCAGCGCCGGGGTCAACGTCAGAGGACATATCAAACAGTTTCAGCGCATTAAGATTAGCGAATTTCTGGTCGTAGGTTTTTGCCTTTACAGCTTCGAGTTCTTTTGCGACAAAAATAGTATCGCCTGCGTCTTTACGCAAGCCGTCGCAACGCTCAATAACATTCAAGTCTAATTCATCATAGTGCATTTGAGTCATTACTATTTCACCTCTTCTTTTCTAATCAACCAATTTCTATAACTGCCAAGCCTGCTTTATCGCAGGAAGTGATAAATTTAGCACCGCAGCCAAGAGCTTCAATAGTGCCAGCAGCAACAGTATCTTTAACAAAAGTGCCGTCAGCAAGCTTCAAATGAGCTTCGTCGCCTGCGTCAACCGCACCTCCGGTAGTTACCCATACACGACCTTTAGTTACAACAGGAACAGTATAATTCTGCGGATAATATTTTTTGCCAGCTTCAGGCGGCTCAATATGAGTATGCAAAGTAACGCCGATAACTTTCGCACCGTCACCGGATGCGGACGGAGATTTCACCTGATGTTCTGCGTCAGTGCCACGGATAACGGCGCAAGCAGCACCAATACCGTCAGCTTCTTCAACAGCAAAGGAATCTACAGTATGAGAGGACAAATCATACAGCGCACCAGCAAAAGCTTTGTCCATGGTTAATGCATAATTAGTAATTGCCATTGTATTCACCTCTTTCTTATTCTTCGCCGCGCATACGTGCAATCATGCGGCTACGTGCATCGTTAGCAGAATCATTCTTAGTTTCTTGCTTTTCAGCACCGCCTTTAGCTTTTAAGGCTTGATTTTTTGCGTTATCATTGCGAAGCATCTCTTTCGCAGCAGAATATGCTCCGTTAATATAAGCTTCGGATACACCGTCAAGCTTAAAGCTTTCACCAAATGCAGCTTTAACAATGCCTTCTTTTAACTCAGCGTTGGTCAAGCCATCGGTTTTTTCAACCTTAGCAATTTTAGCGGTTTCTTCCAGCTCCGCACGTTCCTGCATATCAGCCTTTACAGCTTTAACAGCCTCTTTTACAGCTTTCTCTTTTTCAGCGTCAGCAGCATCAACTTTAGCTTTCAAAGCATCACGTTCTGCGGTCATTGCATCAGCTTTAGCTTTCAAAGCGTCAGCATCAGCTTTAAGAGTGGTATTTTGTTCTTTTACAGTTTTAAGCTCAGTGTTAGCAGTATCAAGCTTTACACGAGCGTTTTCTTCTTTGCTTTGCAAAGAGTTGACGTAGTTGGCAATTTTCTCGTCAACTTCAAAATCAACAGAATCAATTTTAATTTTCATTTTCATTTCTACTCCTTCGATAATTTCGTCACCGTCAAGATTAAGCCGTGCTTTTGCTCCGGCACGTGCCCTATCAACAACGGCTAAATGATTGATACGGATGTTGCGTTGGATAGCATCATATTGCTGTCCGTCAGGTGTAGTGCCTGGAGTTTCTTCAACATCCACTCTGTAACCTAAAGACAAGCCACGCTTTTCACCGATGGCAGAGGGATTATGAATAACAATGTCACAGGCAATATTTGTTTCGTCCTTCGGATAGCCACTGGACAGAATTGTACCAATGGCTAAATCTTGTGCGGTATCACTGTTTACAATGCCGCTGGCAGGATGTCCTACCACAATAGGCTTGCCGACAAAACTTGCTTCACTATCAGCATCAAATACTTCCTCCGGCGGTCTGTACTCTCGTCTAATAGTCCCGTCTGGCTGTTGGTAGATATAGATGCCAGTACGTGCCACGATTGGAGAATCACGCAAGAAGCCGTCAGCGTCAGTAACTGCACCGCTAACAAACATCCATGAATCAATACGTTCATATCGTTGTACACTTCCCAAAAAATTCACCTCCTTATTTTGGGGTATATAAAAAGCATATGCGACAAATTGCATATGCCTTCTAACTTAATTCTTTACTTTTCTTTACATCCACCCTACCCATTGGAACTGCTGCTGTCATGTTCCATTGCTCCAGGTCAATAACAGGTAATGCTACGCAACGGCAGTTATAATCCATGCACGGATGATATTTCGGAGAAGGATAAACTTTTATGCCGTTAATCTCCCCCACCTTGTCGCTGTTCCAATAGAAGTATTTCCCATCCATCTCAGCATGAGAAGGTCTTACACGTTCATCATGTGACGATGACCATTGGTACACGCTTATACCGCAATCAACCTGCCTACGCATTGTTATAATGCCGTTCAGATTGCCTACCTCGTTCCTTGCGATAAATTTCGCCCGCTTGTCGGTAGTGTTAAGCAGCACCTTGATTTCTTCTTTAACTTCACTCATAGCAGTGCCACGCTGAACAGCATTGCTAACAATAATTTGCAGTTTTTCGATGTAGGTGTTGACTATGCTGTCCACAAGCCTGCTCTGCTGCGCTTTCCATTCTGCTTTTACTGTATCAAGTAAGGCTGAATCATTCAAAAACACATCAACGCTGACTGCTTCTGCAAAAGCACTAATAACATTAGCATCGACAACGCTGGACACGCCAGCAAGAATAAGCTCTAATTCGCTTATAGCTTCCTCAACAGTCATACTCTTTAAAAGCTCGGCAAGTATCGCCTGAACAAAAGCATCTGTAACGGTGCTGTCATCGTCCTGACGCAACGAATATGCCAGCATAGGTATATTGTTATTCGTGGCACTTTTTAAACGTCTTACAACGGCTCTGAGGACGCGATAATAATCACGCTCAAAATTCTTTGGATATTTCGGACGCTTCTTTACTTTAAGGTAGCGTATCGATTTCTTCTGTTTCTTCATCATCTAAATCCAGCTCACTTTCTGTAACTGGAATATCGCCACGCTCTTTAAGGTATTGGCGAGCTTGCGTTGCGTCTAACAGTTGATTATCGACCAGGTCAAAAACAAGCTTAACAACGGCAGCTCTTACTTCTGCCTGTGTCTTGTCAACATTTGCTTGTTCCAGATCATTCAGCGGTTCGATTGCCTTAAACTTAATGCTCCACTTTTCAAGCTCTTTGCCGTTGGTAGGTCCTTCCTTTGCAAGTTGGATAAGTCTTACAAGATATTCTAACGCAGGACGAATTTTCCTGCGTTGAATACGCCTTACGTTATCGTAGTAAATCTGCAAGTCACTTTTGCCTGTACTGTTCATACCAGCCGGGGAACGCCCAAACAAAACAGTAAAAGGATACCCGGTAACAGCACATAAAGCCTGCTCAAACTCTTGAATAATATCAGTCAAGCCTGTGAGCGGAATGTTAAAAATGCCGTATTCATCTTCCTTGTCAACGGCTACACTGCCATTAATTCTGCGTGAGTAGTCTATCAGTTCTAACCGCCGAATAACAGCTTGCGTGCCGTCTTCTCTTGCCAGCAGATTGCTTAAGCCTTCTAGCTTTAACAGCGACGTGCTAACCTTGTCCATTATGTCGATTGTTTTATTCATTGCAGTTTTTACACGGTTTAGCGCAGCCGGAACACCATCCATGCATGATAAGCCAGCACCATTATTAGCAACACGCTCTATCTTCGGCAGCATTTCGCCGTCAAAAATAAGCAGTCTGCTTCTGTGCACTTTAAACTGATTTCCGTTTGGTGGCGAAATCATGTAAAACTCCGGCTTACCAAAGTTCGCATCTCGAATATCTGTATCAAGATAAATTGAGGTTGTGTCCGGGTAAATATCTCGCTTGTCAAAAATTTCTAATCCGTTAATCCTGCGTAAACGGTTGATATTAATAGGCTCGCTTAATTCCTGACCATCGTCAGCAAGGATAAGAGCACAAGACATACCGAACAGTCTGTCCCAATATAAAGCCTCTGTAAGCTTCTCCTGCACAAACAGCGTTTCAAGCTCCTGTAAGATGCAATCGTCAGAATCACCTTCGATTTCTATAAAATTCTTCATAGCATCGTCGGCAACAAGCGTTACAATCCTGCGCACAAGAGCATTTCTGTACATTGTAGCTAAAGTCTGATCTGTAAGCTTTCGCTCATTTAACAGACCTTCATAATTTCGAGCTTTACGTGCAATAAAAGCATCTTTAAATCCGCTATCTGCACGAATTGAATTATCTTTTTTTCTTACCATTATTCCTCCTAGCTCGTTAAGCCGCCCCAGCTGCGGGAGTTCATGAGCTTGTTAAACGCATCACTTGACGCATCCACCATATCATCATGCTTGCTTTCCGGAAACGATTCAAGTTCTGACAGATACATATCATTCCATTCACCTTTAAGGATAAGGACGTTTCCTGCCTGCACCTGTGAAGCAAATGGAGTAGCACGAACCTCTTTGCTGCCTGTCGGCGATACAATCTCCACCGAGTAACCTGCAAGCATTGATACAAGACTTTGAGCTTGCGCCTTGCCTGCCTGTCCTGGGTCTTGCGGTATCGTAATTTGTACAAATTTGTATTTACCCTGGTCTATTGCTGCCATGTTACGCAGAAGATTTCTAGCGTCATTCGCCTTTATTTGCTTGCGTTTTACATCAAGGACGATTACTCTGCCATCGTCAAGCAGTCCCATTAACACGCCTGCTGTTGCGTCGGGGTCTGGGTTAAGCGGTGTAGGCTCTGTTGCTGCCAAATCCCAGGAACGTGCATAAGCAACGATATTTTTTGGTACAGCATCAACAAAGGTGAAGTTTTCTGTTTTGAAGTACATGCCAGCAGCAGGACGGATTTTCCAGTTGCCATATAAAAGACGTTCTTTGTCAATTTCTGCCAACGCTTTAAGGTTAGCCATGTACGACGGGTCTTTAGCCATTAAAACCTTATTGTCTGTCAGTTTAGACGCGATAAACGTAACCGACTTGCATTCTTCAACATTTACGCCGTGTTCCTTTGCGAGTTCATGCGGATTGCTTCCCCAATAAATAGTGTCATTTAATACGCACATATATCGTACAACACCGCTGCGCTCATAGATTGGATAACCTGTTTCTTGATTAATCCACCAGGAAATAAAATCAGCTACCCAACTATCGCTGTCCGGGTTACACGTCGCTCTTACATAAGGACGAATACCGCACGTTGAACGGTTACGAGAAAGCATATACAAGAATTGGTGACGGCTAAAATGCGTCAGCTCATCAAAAGCAAGATAGCAGATTTCTGTACCTTGCCAGCTCATTAAATCTTCATCTCTTTCAAGATGAGCAAAATTTATCCTTGCATTACTAGGTGTGAAATACCAATGTAGTTTAGGTGTCTTTTTGGCGTTAGCTCCCTGTACAAGTCCATAAATCTTTTGAGCAGCATCCCACAAACCACCTGAAGCTGTAATTTGAGTATAATTTTTGCGGAAAATAACTCCACTAAATCCAACAACATTCTTATGTCTTAAACCTTCCATTAACAATGCAAACGTTTTCCCTCCGCCAGCAGCTCCGCCATAAATAACAATATCCGCAGGAGAACACATAAACATCGTCTGCGGTCCAGGCTGCGGAGTTAAATAATCAGTTTCATATCCATTACGCCCATTGTTAGGAATATAAACGCTCTTATACATATCAATGGTTTCATTAGCTTCCGGGTCGTCAGCAAGATTGAGAAATCCTTTATTCCCTACTTCCCCGGTTATTTCAGCCAAAAACTTTGCAGCGTTGGTGTCACCATCAACTAATGCCTTTTGAATCATTCTAGCTATGATTGCTGTCTGATAGGTTTGATCATCCTTATCTTTTACTCCCAAAGATTCAAGGTTCTGTTTTATAGACTTATTCTCCGTCTGCATCGACATAAGCATTTTAGCAGTTTCCATCATGCTTTTCTTTTTTCTTTTAACTTCAGCAGACTTTATACCGCCCCTCCTACCCATTTCTCTCGCTTGCTCCACGGTTGTAATCGGTTTTAGATTCTCTTTTCTTCCAGCCATATCACCACCTCTAACTAAAAAGCCTGCCGCAAAAAGCGACAGGCTGACATAAAATCTTTATTTACTCATATGGTATAAATTCAACAGGATTTGCAGGATGAGTTTTTGCATATTCTCTTATAGGCTGTATCCCTTTTTCAGAAATATCACCGTTATCAAAATCCTGCTCATAGGTGTAAATCCAACTTGCTTCATCAAAGTAAGCTGTTCTCAAAGGAAACAGTGCAGCTTGCTCATCAGTGGTCATATCCCAATCGGTTTTCCCCATTTTCTTGCCTTTAATGGTATGGCAGTCAAAAACCCATATAGGAATCTCACCATTTTCTAACACACAAGTCTTTACATCTTTTATCCTTATATTATTCCAATCAATTTTTTTAGCAAGGCAAACAATATCGCTTGAAGCAAGTTCAAAAAACTCCTCATCCTCACAATAGCACAAAAGTATTGCAGCTTTGCTGATAAATATTTCGTCTTTCTGTAGATTAGGCTTCCTGGCATTCACATAATCATCGGCAATTTTAAGACTGTAGATTTCTTCATAAATCACAGATGCTTGTTCTTTTGCATAATCTAACATAACATTCCACAAAAAAACTCTGTCTGTTCTTCTGAGTAAATCAATCGTATAGCCTATCATATCCATATCAATATGCTTAATAGCTTTTTGCAATTCAACGCCTCGAGAAAATTTTTCGCTTATTTCTGCATCCAAATAATCATCATTTCCTTGAGCAAAGCCAAACAAATCAAACTCTACAGGCTTTTCATTAGCATTCAGTCTTTTATAAAGCGAAGATACTTCATCTTCTTTTACTTTTATTTTCCTGGGATTTCTTGAAGCCAAAATGAAATTACATGCAAAATAGCAGGCATCTCTGCTCTTCAAAGACTTACACAATAATGCAATAGCTGCACTTATCAACTTACTGTCTTTTTCTCGCTCGTCTCTTTTTCTAAGCTCGACAAGCTCCTTAGTTATTACACCATAGCAATCTTCTGAAGAAATAACCAATATTCTGTTCCACATTGCAGAACGAAATTTGTCCTGAAGCTCATTAGCTGCGAAACCAGCATACTCAAAAATTCCACGCCTGATAGCTTTTTGCATCATGCTCATCATATCAAACATGTTGTAGCCATTGTTAGTAACTAAATAATTCATGTTACCTAACCTCCCTGTTATACTCTTTACTATATCGTAACATATATCATTCTAATGTCAAGTTTATGAACATTTAATTACATACTACAAGTTAATTACCTTTTTACATTAATTCTAGGCTTATTGTTATTGAAATTGTAGTCAAAATATTTTCCCCACCTCAATTTCATCTCCTGTACACAATCAATCTGCGCTTGCCTGGTTTTGGAGGAATTGCCGCCTTTGTTAGTATCTGTTCCTGCCTTTACCATAAAATACTTTGGCTTTAAAGTAATTCTGTTTACTAGAAGTTCATGCAGCATTACATCCAAATCACAGTTATGATAAACTTCTTCCCTAAATCTCGACTTATAAGCATTCTTGTTAAACCATCGCATTGCTCCCGTTGTACCTTTGAAGCAGAATTCAGCATCATAGTTCCATGGGGCTATCGATGCATCTTCTGCACCAAATCCTATATTTAGATCAAGCATGATTTGAGCAATTCGTTCAATCTCAGCCATAATGACTTCCTTGTCTGTTATAGGCTCCATATCTTCCAGGCGATAAACAAAGCCATCAACATCATCATCTATTGTGAAGATGATTTTTTCAGGAGAATGCTCGACAATATAATTGCTTACCTTGCAAAGATTATCTATTTCGCTATCTTCTACAGCCCAAATACTTTCAATTCCTCTTGCTCTATACTGTTCTTCTTGAGATTTTCTTACTACATAAGTGCATCTTTCGAGCCATTTGAAAGTATTCGTAGTATCGGCTCTATTGTAACTTGGAACATAAATTCCTAAAATGCTTTTATCCATTTTTATGCCACCCTTCCGGCAAGTTAAAACCATTGTTGCATATGTAATCAAGCACTGACAAATTTTCAATAAAACATTTACCAATCTGCTTATAAACAAAAGGACTATAATCGGTATAAATTATTTCTATGCCATTTTCATTATAGCTGATTTCATCGTTATAGGCCTTACCGCCTATGCCGGAATAATAAACATCACAACCAAGCTTTAAACATTGGTATATATTGCGCTGATTATTTTTCAATTCTGTAGGAACATCTATACTTGCTATTAGCAGTTTTGTGCTTATACCAAACCTTTCGGCTATCTCTTTAAGCAAAGCAATATTCATGTCTGCAAGATATTCATATCGTTTATTTAGATGCCTCTCAATCAATTCATAGCCAACATCAACATATTCCGCTCTAGCATAGTTCATTCTAATGCTTTTGAGCAGTTTCTTGTCCCAATTCTTAACATAAGCTATCTTAACCTTGTTAATAGCATCACCATATGAATAACTTACCGGAACTATGATTTTACATTTTGCTCCGTTCAGCTTTAGGAAATTCATATTGTGAAATGCATCATTAGAATACTGCACATCATCGTCAAGCACAAAAACATCCGATTTCAGCATTTTATAGAAAAAACCCATATACGGCAGGAAATTTGGTTGGTGCCCTGAAAAAACTTTACTTACCTTTTCCATATGCAAGCTCCTTCAGCCTTTCGTATTCTTCTTCAGGAACAATAACTGCTTTCATCTGATGATACCAAATTGCACGTGCATTAATTTTTCTCTTTGATACACTAACTTTTTTCCCTTCAATGCCCAACTTTCTTACGAGGTCGTTGTAATCAAGCTCACTGTTGCAGCAAATCATAACATAATCGTATTTTTCATAATGAATAAGCTCCATTTCCGGTATCTCACGTTTCCCAGGATCTTCTTCATCTTCAAGCTTGCTTAAATCAATATCGGCAGCATCTATGCTCCAATCAGCAAGCATATCCAGATCCCATTCACCATTATGCACATTACACTTAACATTTATGGCTCTAAGTTCTGCCTTTGTATAACCTATTAACCTTTTACAATCAAGAATTGTATCAGGACCGAATTTAGCCAAAATTGCTTTCAACCTTTGGTTTCCGGAAATAACGTTGTCTTGTTCATCAATAAGAAAAATCCCGAAATCTCCATAGCTTTCAAGACTTTTTTCTAAATCCTGAAGTTTACCCTTTGAAATCTTCCTGGGATTACCAAATTCTGTTTTTATATCTCCAGCTCTCATTTTGCATAATTCGATTTTTTTCATTATAATTCTCTCCTAAATACTACTTGAAAAGCTTCTGCATAATTGCATCCAGACTGACCTCCACGATATGCAGCAAGCCCCTCAAGGACATGTGCGCTCCTCGGATGAGGAAATGGACGCATAACATTTTTATACTTGCCTAAAGCTTCTATTTTCTTTAGAATCAGTTTTTTCCCTACTTCTATAAATGTGTTAGGAAGAAAAGCTTCTATACTATGATTAAGCATCCAGTCAGTCGAAGAAGGCACTTCCATAAACGCAATAAGCTCAATATGCGGAACATTGGCAGTCATGCGCATGGACAATCTGGCAGCTTCCTGGCAACATAACGATGTAATTTGATGATCATTGTTCAAATCGCTAGGATGGTGAGTAATTACCCTGGTAGCACTGCTTCTTTTCAAGGCTTCTTCAATAAATTGAACTATCTTTAAATGTGCTGACATGTTAAGCTGGCTATCTACAAAATTACCAAGATAAACATCATGCACTCCAAGCATATTCATAGAAGCGAACAAATCTTCCTGCATTTCATTATCGTCCGGTCTATTTGCTCTTGCTTCTGCCTTGCTACATAAAATGCATACATCTACAATATGACCTTCTTCTACAAGTTTGCATATTGTAGCACCAGCACCAAGAACTTCATCATCCGGGTGAGCGACAACAACAAGATACACCACTACTCTCAACCCCTTTACATAAAAAAAGAGCAATGCTATAAATGCACTGCTCTCTAAAATATACACTCTGCCATAATGAATGTTCTTGCCTTTTCTAAATTTTTCTGCTATAATTCAAGTGATTTAGGATGGCGGCAAGTACCACCCTGATTCACTTTTCGGACTGAAGCTTTGCTTATTTATTGAGCAAGGCTTCTAGTTTTTTAAGAGCTTCTTCGAGGTTTTTGGAGTGTTCCAAAATTCTGATGTCCTCTAAAAGTTGAACCCTTTTTGCTTCCTTTACTAAAAGTTCGTTGCTATTCATTTCGTCCATTTCGTTCTCCTTTCTGCAACTTGCCTGCTTATTTAGGGTTTTTTGTTATCCCCTATGACTATACTATAACATAACTAAAACTATTGTCAAATGTTTTTTTGACCAGGAGGATGTTTTTAGGATTTTTTTGCATTAAAAAGCCGTCTGCTAATGTAGACGGCTTTTTGAGTACACAACATATTTTTAGGAGAAGGGTTTATCATCCAACTGTTGCATCTTAATTATATCATTCCTTTAATTGCCTTGTAAATGACACCTTACTGACATGATTTTAAAAGGTGCTCTATTTGTATCCTGGCGAACTCTGCATCTTCGGCTGTGTAGACTTTTTCGCAGTAACCATTGCAGGAAGGCTTTGCCTGGTCTTTCTTGTAGCTAAGAATAACATCCTGATATACAGCAAGCTGGCGCATCTGTTCATAAGCTTCTATGCTTATAACATACTCCCAAAACGCTCTTAGGCTATCTTCGCCTTTGCTATAAGCTTCTATATATTTATTTAGCAGCTCGTTTAAAGGCTTATCCATTTTTAGCTCTGCACTTTCTTATCTTAAGAGCATTGCTGGAAGGATTTTCCCCAAGATACACGCCTTTGGTGTACGGCAGATATGCTGAAACAGTGCTTTTGCTTACACGCAATTTTTCAGCTATATTCTCCACGCTGTAACCTTGCTCATATAAGTCATTGACCTGTATTGACATATCGCTTTCGTATGCTCCGGCATCAATGAGAACCTTCCTTACTTTCTGCTCTGAAATGCGGAACAGTGCAGCGACTTTTTTAATGCTGCCTTCGGCATTGTAAGACTTGATAATATCTTCCGGCTTCAAATGATCACGACCTTTCGGTTTGTTTTACGTTAAAGAACGTACAGTAAGATATATTCTGTGCCGTCTACGGTTACACGGCTGATGCAGTCACCGTGCGCCGGAATATCTTCCAGCTTTTCATCCAAGCCGTTGTCCTGAGCGTATTGATTCCAATCTTTTGCGAGGATTGCTTCACCGCCCATTTCGATGAAGCGTTTCGCTTCAGCTTCGGTGCAGCCGTCAGCTTTAAAAGCCTCGACAGCATCTTTGCGGATGCATTCGTCCTGCTCTTTGTAGCTCAGGCAGTCAGGTTCAAAGGTGTATTCCTCTACATCATCTGTATAGGGATAATCAATCCAGTTATCTTTAATGTCAGAGATTGCTTCCTGCTCGGTTTCAGCCTTGATAAACTCGGTTCCCTCATAAGTACCGTCTGCGCCTTTTACGATAAATTTAAACCAGTATTTCATTTTGGTATCCTCCTTATAACTCGTCCTCATCCCAAGTTAACAATCTTTCATATTTTACGATTGCATTACCGAAAACAACAGTTGGTTTAAGCTTGCGTTCTGGTACTCTTACACAAGCATTTCCTTTGCTGTCTGTGCACACATCGTCGCTAACAAATCCCTTGCACTTAAACTTAAATTCGCCGTTCTCAGTGCTGACGAAAATGTCATTATCTTCACCAATGTTAGCAATAACTCCGTAAACACGCTTTGCATCAGCGCCTTTGTGCTGGCTGTAACCGTCTGCGTTGCGCCACAGCGGAACGAGCACGGTTTCGTCGGTTCTAAGCCACTCGGTATATCTAGGGCGATAGCCTATAAAAGTTTTCTCCCCGGTTGCTTCAAGCAGATAGCATTTAGTAAACCATAGCCACATATTACCAACATTGCCGTTTTCGTAGCACTCAACGCCTTTCCAGGCATTACGATCTTCATCGTAGCAGCAGGGAAAAAAGGCGTATCTCGTAGAATAGGATGCATCGGCAATTACCTTAACTGCTCCGGCAACGTTGTTGTTAACCTCTTTATACATACCAATCACCCTTCTTTATTTCATCAGTTTTAAGACTTCCTGCAACTGATCAGCATCCCAACCCTCGTCAATACCTTGCTCCAGGCGGTCGGCAATTTCGTTTATGAAATGCTGACCAGCTTCTTTTTCGATTTTTTCGGAGGATTCATGGAATGCCCAGCTGATGTCCAAACCACCAGGAGCATTGTCGCAGGATTCATCCCAGCCGTTGCCAGTGGTAGTGTAATAGGCGTATTCATTAAGGCTTCCTCAGTCTTTGGTTTCTGCCGCAAATGTTTTAGCAGCAGAGATGTAGTCTTTCAGCAACATAATATCTTCTCCTTTTATTTAAATTTTTTCAGCTTTCAAATACAAATTTCTTGGAGCTTTACCGCTACAATCTACAATGTAGGGCACTGCGGTGTCACCTTTATGCTCCGTGAAAATTTCACTAGCTAAGGTGATTTTACCATTAGGCCATTCAACAGCCTTAGTTTCGTCCTGCATTGTAACTTCCTTGAACCCTTCGGGAAGAATGATTTCTACTTCATCGTAGATTTTAGCAGGAACAACAGCGTAAGTGCCGCTTTTCCATACGCAGTTATAGTTCAGAAACATCTTCATGGTTTTTATCCTCCTTAAATTTTACAGTTTATAATCTTTTTCCGTAGCAATACAGGTTCCAGGCTTGGTCGTCCTGTTGCCAAATGTTAACCAATGCTTGACGTTCCTCAAACATTTGAGCGTGAATCTGACGTTCAAATTCAATCGGGTTAACACCGTCGGGGATGCACTCCAACGCTTCAGAAAAGGTTAACTCTGGAATGTTGCCAACGCCTTCACGGCTAATTTTAGCCGCTTCGCAAGCGCAAGCGTCACACAAGAAGTTGTGTGAGTTTTCGCCGAAGTAATGCTTGCCACAATGCTGGCAAACCTTTTCGGTGGTTTCCGCTTCCGCAATCAAGGAACGGATTTTTGCAAACAGCTCTTTGCGGTTAGTTTTCTTATTGTAGCGGAAAATTCTTTGCTCTCCGCCGATTTTTACAGCAAAAGCTTGACGATGTGCACGCCAGGTAAATTTGACTTGACCTATCTTCATAATTTACTCCCTCCTTAGTTCATGTAAAGAGAAGCTTCAATTATTGCATCTCTTATTTCAGAAATTGTTTTAGTTTCGGATTCTGCCAATCTTTCATAAAGCAAAATTCCTGTTTCATTATATTTTTTCGCAAATTCTGCTCTTCTGCATTCTGCGTCATAGATTCTTCTTTCTGCTACTTTGATTTGTTGTTCTAAATTCATTTTCACCGACTCCTTTTGTTTTAGTTTATTAAGTTTTTATTTAACTATACTATAACACAACTAAAACTATTGTCAAATGTTTTTTTGACCAGGAAGATGTTTTATAAATTTTTCGCCAAATCATCCTCTCTTATATCATCTAAAGTGATGATCATTTCACACTCTCCATTTTTTTGACGAAGGACAACATCGCAATCACAAGCCTCCATTGTTTCAAGAAGCATTTTTAAGCTTCTGCAATGAAGAAATCTTGCGCTAACAACTGCCTTGCTAACACCTAGTTTTTTTGCTACATCACTTTGTGTCATTCCATTGTTCGTCATTGCAGTTCTCATTTTGTCTGTCAGGCTCATTTACTTCCCTCCAATCATCTATATAGCTTTATTGTACATAACATAAAGGAAGAAGTCAAACTTATTTTTGACTTCTTCCTTGCACAATAACCAACTTAAGATACTTCAACCATAGTTTTCAACCATGAATCGCTTGACGCATCAATAAGCCATTTCTTATTATAGCCGTTGTAATGCCGGATCAGGTAAAGCTTTGTCTTGTCATTTTCGTTATTGTACAGAGAGAAGTTAGGAAACTTCTTTCCTTCTGATTGCTCCAGCTGGTAAAAGTATTCGTGAATTTCTTTTGCTCTCTTTACAACCTCCCAGTCTGGTGTAAACTTATCAGCATAGTTGTATCGCTTCTCACTGTCATCTGAATGTACTCTGTATCCGGCAAGGTTTGGCAGCACACATATTTTATCAAATGATGCTCCTAAACTGTTTACAAAAGCAAGAATCGAATCGAAGTCATAAGCAAAATGAGTGTTACGCATATCCGGCAATTTATGCTTATTGCAGTCATCATTCGGCTCTTCATCCGTAATGTAGAATAAGAAGTCTACGAAGCCTACATACTGCAAGCCGCCATAAAGCTTCTTTCTTTCGCCAAGCATTTCACCGCAAACAATTTCAAGATAAACGCCCTTGCCGTTATTGAGGTGAAATGCTGTTCTAACACGGCAGTTGCCTATGGTGTTGATGCTGCGCTCTGCCTTTTCCCAGCCAGCACCTTCAAAATACAATGTTTTCACGTTAACCACTACCTTTCTATTGCTCATCGGTAGGAACTATTTCAAATTCTCCTATGTCAAACCATGTGTTAGTTCCGTCTACCAGGAATATTCTGCCGATTTTTTCAAGTTCCTTGATGCTACATTCCATTGCGCTTTCTTTGTTAAACACCTTATAACCTCGCCTTTTGAGTAAGAACCCTATTCCGTCAACTAAATCTTCCTTTGAGCTATAATAGGTTATCTCGCACTCTCTGCAATACAAGACATATCTTTCGTCGTAGAACTCACCGTTAACATCATTCGTTTGATAAAGCTCGCAGCCAGGTTCTTCGGCAGAATAGTAAAGCTTTAAGCCTTTATCTTTTGCCAGTCTTACGAAAAAGTCCATTGCCGGGGTCCATTTTGTGTCTACGGTAAACCGCAAGAAATATTCTTCTTCGTTGGCTTTGGTTACTTCTCCAACATCGTCGAACCACCCTTCATAGTTACTGCCAGGGTAAAGCTCATTACCGTATCTATAAATGCTGCCATCATTTTCATTTAGGTGACGTTCAATATCATCTTGCAGCCTTTGAAGTATTGCCTTATCTCCAACCATTGTAATGTCATTGAAACAGATATTAGCCATTTTTACACCTCCGTATTAACTTTGCAAATCGAACTGAGCTTACCAGCTCTAGGATTATTCTTTTTAGGACATTCATCAATGCGAGCTATCGGAGTGTACCAATTTGGCAAGCAGTTACAAATTCCGTATTGGTTTGTACAAAATCTGTCGAAGCGTTCATGCGTTGAATGAGCGTACTGGCAGTTCCGGCAGCCAAATCTTTCAATTTTAGGTTTTTCTTCTGTTATCCAAAGATTAACTAACGCAGCAGTTTCCTTAAATTTATCAAAAGGTGTCATATTAGCACACCCCCTTTCTAATAATCATGTGCCGAAGCACTTCTTCGGTAATCTCCATTGCTTTGTGAAGCTCGAGTACACACCTCTTGCTTGCATGAAACGTAACAAGGACATAAATACCATTCTCGTAGTCCTGAATCACATAGGGCATCTTTCTTTCTCCCCAGCGGTCTGTCTTTTCAACTACACCACCATTAGAAGCGATTAAGTCATTGAACTTCAAGATAACATCCTCGACTATTTCCTGCTCCGGGCGCATAACGTACATAATTTCATAAGCATTCATTTTTTTATTTCCTCCTTACATTTGTTCATCTTCCTGAAAACTGTAGTAGCTGCCGTCACCTATAATTATATGATCTAAGCAAGGTATTCCCATTATTGCCCCGGCTTTAACAATATCCCTGGTTAACTTTTTATCGTCAGCACTAGGTGTTGCAAAACCTGAAGGATGATTATGTGCTACAAAAATTGCAGCAGCGTTTTTCATAATGGCATACTTGAAAATCTCTCTAGGATGAACATAACAGTTTGTCAGCGTTCCTTTCAGTATAGCTCTTGCTTCAATAATTCTGTTCTTGCTGTCTGCTGCAATTACCCAGAACTCTTCATGATTCAGATACCGCAACTTCGGCATCATAAATTCAGCCAAGTCTTGCGGATCACAGCAGTGTCTTTTTTCCTCAGCTTTGGTTTCAGTGAAAGCTCTTTTGCCTAACTCTACACCACACAAGAAAGCTTCTGCTTTCTGTTTGTCTAAACCATATGCTTTCAGCTCGTCGGTATCTTCCAGGCGATACAATTTCTGTGCCGTTAATTCAGAAACCTTATAAGCTTCCTGCCCGAGCAACGCTTCGCATAACTCTCTATAACTTTTGTCTGCTACTTTACACATAACTTTCACTCCAATCTTTTTTCCAGCGCACACCTTTCGGTGTACGCTGGTTCTTTCTTTTATTTATGGCTGTTTATAGGGGTAGTAGCTTCTCGGCATCAGCAGCTTTTCACGCAGTGCGTCGATTCTCTTTTTGCGGCGTTTAATATTTGCCATGATTTCATGGTATTCATCTCCGGCAAGAGGGAACGTTTCCAGCATCAGTACATACTTTATAAGTTGTCTTGTTCTCACATTAATCACATCCAATCTTCGCAATTCTTAAGATATTCTTTCTTTGCTTCAAGTAAAGCTTTTTTCATAACCGGGTCAGAGTTAACTTGCGCATAAGTCAAAAGCAGAGCATCCAGCGTATCGTCAAGCTCATAAGTTATACAAAACTCATGGTTAGCAAGTTCGTAACGGAAGGCTGATTTCAAGAAGTCGAAATCTTTCATGTGCTCCTTCTTTTCGATGTTCAGGCGTTTTACTAAATCATTATGAGCCTTAGCCTGGGCACGAAGGATATATCCTCCGAAGCCGATTTGATAAACCTTGTCGGTATCATCCGGAGCTAAACCAAATCTTTTCATGCCTTCGTTGAACTGTTCTTCAGTAAAAGCAAAGAACAGTTTATCTTTGGTGAAACTTTCGTATTCCTTTTGCTGTTCGTTGATTAAGGTTGAGTAATCTTTGTATTTCAACATCCTAGCATCCCTCCTAAAACGTCATAAATTTCATCATTGGTTTTTGGATTTTAAATTCCATATCTCCAATATGATTGTTGATTCTTGTCAAACACTTCACAACGGCGTTTGCTTCACTCTCACTGAACGGCATACATTCGCCTTCTTCGTTTGTGTAGCACAGCAGCACGTTACCGCACAAGCATTGGTCATGTAATCTGCCGTAACCATAAATAACACTTGCAAGCTCATTGGCTACCGGATTTTCATTCTTCAGAAGAAATTCTTCATCGAACACCAGGGTGACTGCCGGGATGATTCCAAGCTCGCCGTCAAATTCTACTAACTGAAGCGGCATATCCTTAATATCGACCAACTCGCATTCGCAAAGCTTGTACATAGATTCAAGGGAAATAGTTGGGAATACCTCCATCATTGGCACTTTCTCCACAGAGTTGGTTTTGCCATTGGCATCAACCACAGTTTTCAGTAAAATTGCATAGTTCATAAAATCGACTTCCTTTCTAAAGCTATTGGCAAGGACTTTGAACCTTCTGCCCGGTAGCTTTACAGGAGCTTAAGCTCCTGTCATCAGCTTTTAAAGCTCTATACCTCTTTCCGCTGCAATTTTTTCCAGCTCTTCAAAGTGCTCATTCAAGCATTGATGATGCCATGGGTCGCGCGAGCTGTTGTAAATTTTAATCAGCCTAGCGTTTTCCTGCTTTAATTCTTCGTTAGTCATGTCTTTAGGTTCTTTCATTGGTTCTTCCTCCTTAAATTTCAATTTCACCTTCGGTAAAGTTACGATAAATCTCTTCAGCCATGTAGTAAGCGTCACGAGCTTTTTCGTATTCATCCTCAGTATCTCCGATAATATCAGATATAGTCATATCATCACCCATCTTTGCTGTTGGGTGATTTTCAACCCATTCATTAGCATCATCTTGCGCTTTTTCAAACTCGAATTTTTTGTCCATCCAAGTATCATAAGCTTTGCATTTAGCCTCTCTAAGTGTTTCAATGATGTAGGTTAACTGTTTGTAGTTTAATTTCATGTTGTTCTACTCCTTTCTATTGTTCAATCATGGTAACATCGTAGCGGCAATATTTATATTCCACGGTGTCTTTGCCCCAGGCAAAAGTTCGTCTGAGCTGAAATTCTCTTCCGTTATAGCCGATGCTGAACAGAAGATAATCAACTGTATATCCATTGCTTGCGCTTTCAAGCAGAACAATCTGCTTCATCGCCGGAGCAAAACCGAAGTATTTTTCCAGGCATTTGCAGGCAAGCTTTTTCATTTCTTGCTTTTCTTGGTATGTCATTTTTTAATCCTCCTTTCTTAATTCTTCACGAAGTTGTGTAAGACATTCGTAATATCCCATATTGTTTTCATGGGCATATGCTCTTAAGTTTTCATCAAGAGCAACAAGCTCAAGCATTTCTTCCTTACTTGCAGTTCCTTTTGCAGCTTTTACTTCAATATCTTGAATTTTTCTAACTGCTTTAATCATTTTTCGTTCCATTTTACTACCTCATTTCTTTTATTTATTATGTTTTTCTTTGACTATACTATAACATAACTACCGGAATAGTCAAATGTTTTTTTGACTATTCCGGTAGTTTTTTGATTATTTTTCAATATTTTTTTCTTCAGCAAGGCGGACTGCTCTTCTGCGCTTTTTATCTTCCAGCAGATTTACGCCATCCACGCCAAACAGCAACGCAGTTAACTGCTCGACGGCATCGTTGGTGTCACGCCATATCTGCCTTTCGCTCACTGACCATTTTTGTGCAAGGCTTGCGACTATATCAGTAACATACGCTTCCGGCGGACAAGGTTTAAGGAACAGCACGTCAAGCACATCTGCCCGGCGCAAATCTTCCTGCTTGCCGCTGTTATACCTGGTCTGCTTGTAAAGAGCTATCATATCATCCATATAGTTTATCAACACTTTGGTTCGCATGGTTGAGCTTATAATGCTTTCAAGCTTTAGCTCATTTGCTCCCATGCTTTTCAGATTTTGGAATGAATCAAGAATTTCGATAGCTGAAATCTGCTCATCGTCGATATTGACAATCTCGCTAGTCTTTAACGCTGCGTGTTCCTGAAGGCTTCTGTAATTCTTTAGCAGCAAGCGCACGTTATACAGTCGCTTGTCAAAATCCCTTCGCTGTGCTTCTTTGCTGTACAAATCATCACACAGCTTTTTAGAGGTTTTCTTGGCGGTCTGCTCTGCCACACGTTCGATAAGTTCTTCGAAATACGCCAGCGGAACGGTTATTGTGCTTTGATTTTCATTTACAGTCATGTCTTCCATGCGCTTACTCCCTTCTTTTATTTAAGTTCTTCAATAAGGCGGTCAAGATACCACTTTGCTTTTAGGCAATCTTCTACGCCGTTTTTTTCTTCGTAACGCCATAAATATTTGATGATGTTGGCAACGCAGACAGCTTCAATTCCTGTTTTGCCCACGGTAGCAGCCTTTAGAGCATCTATACACTCAATACCGCCTTTGGTGTAGTGTTTTGGATGATTTACGTTATTCTCAGGCAACGGCATTGTGAATGTGCTGTTATATGCAACATATTGATTCTTACTGTGCGCTTCTACGCTTTCAAGCGGCGTTTTGGTTACTTTCATTATCTATGCTCCTTTATCCATTTTTTGTGTCTGGCAACTGCTCCAGCTGTAGGCGAAGCCTTTAGCGTTTCAAGATACATAGCTTTCAGTACCTCGCACTGCTGGGTTTTCCATTCGTTAAAAGCTTTACAGTTAGCGTGACAGCCTATTTTTCTTTCTGTGCATCCTCTGCATGGTGTTTTCATGTAGCACCTCTAAAATAATTCTTGTTGGTTGCTTATATCATTCGGTGTTTTAGTGGTAATGCCGGGATATGATCCTGCAAACTTTTTTATCCGGTAATCGTAATACTTTCCATCGGCAGCCATATAGTTTGCGTCAACTTCATCAGGTGTCGGCATATAATACTGCGCTGGTAAAGGAATATCAGTGCACAGCTCTTCAAGTCTGCTCTTTCCGTAAATTATATGATTCCTTATTAAATTCATGTTTTCGCCGTCAGGATAAAAAGGGTCTTGACATCCATAGGTCCGGATATGTTTCCACCGCAAAAAACTGTCTATAAGCATAGCTGTTTCTTCTTTGATTTGTTCTTCAATGCTTTTTTCTTTTTTCGGCATTTTACACACTCCCTACATTTCTTCTACTTCCGGGTCGTACAGCTCAAGAAATTCTGAAAAATCTCCCTCAGTAGCTATCTTTATAGCTTCTTCAGGCGAAGTAGCTAACACTCTGTCGTGAAAATCAACCTCGCCCGAAATCAAACTGCGCCAGCTAATAAGATAAATCTTAGCGTCCTGTTGAGCCATAACCGCCACCACGAACAGCACTTGCTTCATCGTCTGATGTTACGCAGTAACGCACGAAGATTCCCTGTGCACAGCGTTCACCTTCTCTGATGATGATGGTTTCGCTGCCGTTGTTTCTGAATTTAACACCTATATTGCCGTCATTGTCCTGGTTGTTAGCATAATCGCTATCAATAATGCCTACGCCGTTAACTAGCGACAAATTGAACTTAACCGCAAGACTGCTGCGGATGAACAGCATCAGAACCATATCGCCAGGCATAATAGCTTTGATGTTTAGCGGAATAAGTACGCTTTCACCGCCAGCTGGAATAAAAATATCGGTCGGGGCATAAAAATCATAGCCAGCAGAAAACTGTGTGCTACGTTGCGGAAGCTTCGTGTTCGCTGGTGCGTCAATCGTCGGTAAAAATTTAATCATCTTAAAAACCTCCTAAAATATCTCTCCAGATTATAACCAGGATTCCAATAGTACCCATAATAGCAAGAATTTCCATACAAATACTTGCAATAAGATGTAAATATTTCAAATTACCACTCCCTGTTTAACATCCATAAAGCTACACACATAACAGCTACGTCAAGCAGTGTGCAACTGACAATATCAATTAAGCATATTTCCATTGGTTGCACCTCTGGCAATCTCTGCTAACTTTGCTCTTTGTGCTTTTACTGCATCAAGCAGCGGCTTTTGAAAGCGGCAATCATCGTCTAAAGCGATTCTTCCAGTTTCCTCTAGTTTGTATTGCATATACTCAAAATTGCCTTCAAGAGAAATTTGCATTTGCTGTAACATCCAATCCGGGAATTTTTCCATATTGGCGATAAGCTCGTTTTCAATGTCTACTAACGCCTGTGTACCTAAACGATGTACTGCATATCTGAATGCAAACAGCAGGACAATTAATTTTTCACGTTTCATTTTTTTACTCCTTATTGTAATGAACTAATTTCGCCGCTTCTGTCATCATGCTCATTAATTCTTGCATAGCCATTTCTTCACCATATTTGCCACGCACACCTAATGCTGCCTGCGCCATCGTACCAATGATCAAGCTTTTAAGAATAATATAATTACCTGATGCACAAACAACATCATCGTTATTGCTGTTATTATAGGCAATTATAAAAGATGCTCCACATTCTTGTAGCAGTTCTTTCGCCTGTTCGGCTTTCTTGTAATTAATCATCATTTTTCCTCCTTTCTTATCCAAACGCCATTAGCTAACTTTTCCAAATCTATTTTCTCCCGGCAATGAGGGCAAATTGGCATCATATCATTTTTTCGTCCCATATGTTCTTGTAGCATCTTTAACACACGCTTATAAGGCCTAAACTTTATACCAATCTCATAGCATCTTAACGTCTGTTTCCTAGCTCTATCATAGTCCTTTGCTATTGCTTGCCAATCGTTACACATCAGCTCCAGCACCACAATAGGCTCAACCATGTTGCCGCAGTGATTACAAAAGCAGATTTTCGTGTCCGGGTCAACTGTAAAACTGATAGGCTTTTTACTGCCGCCATAGATGTTGGTTTCCTTATAGCAATGGCAAGTTGTTCTGCCTTGCTCTCGCTTAATCGGCGAGAATTTTAATATTTTCATTTCGTTTGCTCCAAATTACATATCTCCACGCATTTTAGCTTCAAACATTGCTCTCAAACGTGCTTGTGGGTCGCTTGCAGCCTTTGTTACAGCTTCTGTGGCTTTCTTTAGTTCGTTGTTAATATCCATGTACTCAGGCTGTTGCCGTACATGATTTTTAGCAGCACCTACTGCGTGACTATCATACTGCATCTGTACAAGCGACTCTAACGCTTTTAAGTCCGCCTGCAGTTCTACAATCTCGACAACAAGTAACATCAGCCGTGCCGATGTCTTAATATCTGCAATGTCCAGCATACGTCTGATTTGGTCTTTGTTAATCATTTAATCAACCTCCCATATATCGGGCAAATTTGTCAATTTGCAAGGCGAAACGGTTTCAGTATCGTGAAAGATGCAACCTTTGCAGCGTTTCCGCTTGCTGCACATTTCTTTTATGAGCCGGGCAGCTTCTATAGCTTCTATAGTTTTTATTTTTTTCATTTTTACCTCCTTATAAAAAGCGGCGGCGTGGGAATTCTCGACATCAGCTATACGGCTTCGCTACGAATATTCATCAATTCCTATTCGCAACTAACATCTACTGCCATTCGGCACCCCAGCCGCCGCGCCCTAGGGCTAGTTAGCGTTATTGATTGCTGTTGCCAATTCGTCCATAGCTCTTTGAGCGTCCTCTAAGGTATCGCACGACAGGAATACAATCGAAGAATCGTCGCTGTCCATATTAATCCAAACGGTATGTTCAGACTCTCCGGAAATAATCCTCAAAGATTCGACTTTTTCTGAGTTAATATATTTGCGGTCATTAATTTTAATCAGCATTTTTTCTACCTCCTCAACTTTTTCAAGGGACATTTTGTCCCCACGTACAACTTTTACAAGAGATTTTGAGCTGTTGCGTTTTTTACAACAGCTCGTACAAGAGATTTTTGCAACATGTTGCAGTTTTCTCTTTTAAAGCTCTATTTAGCGCATTTAATCAGTATATCGCTGCTATTATCACGCACTTTCAACAACCATACATCGTCAAGCCATGTTTCGGATACATCACCATCTTCATCGTAGCACTCGATGTTGATTTCATAGTCGACGCATTCATTAGCTTTCGCCCATTGATACAGCTCTTTAATCGTCATTGTTTTCCCTCCTTACTCTTACCCACTTTTTTGCAAACAGTCGCAGATAATGTATATACCCGTTATCGGTCAGCGGTTTGGCACCTTTGCGGATTTTAGGTCTTAACAGCGTGCTAAACTCATGCTCGGACACTATAATTAGTCCCGCTCCTTTGTCCTTGCAGGTACGCTCTATTTCACTAGCGTGAGCAAAGTACAATTCCGCTGGCACGCAGTACAAAAAGCCTCTAACATCCGGGTGGTTATGGTAATTATCTTTCTTTTGGTCAGCCCTAAAGTCCACAATGCTGATTTTGACTTCCACCTCATAAAGATAATTACTATTGCTGATGTACAAGAAATCTGCTTCATAGCACCCCGAGTATTGGTCTTGCCGTTCTTCACCATCGCATATCTTCCAATATTGATTCATGGTGATATTGGGGCCACAATCCAAGCCGCGGCGAATACTATAAAAACTGCCAAGCGTTAAGCACAGGCTATCTTCTGTCATAGTTTATACTCCACTCCTATTTCCGCAGCCACTTTAGGCAAGGCGGCTTGCGCTTCTTTCTCTGAGCGGTATACCCAGCCTTTGTCTAATAAAGCGTAATGGTTAGGGGTTTGGTCCCACCAAGCTATACGGACAACCCATTTGTTTGGTATAGATGCAAAAGTATAAAAAGTGTCGCCTTTCTTCGGCTTCCACGGCGGAAGTTTGGCGATTTCCATTTTGCCTTTCAGCAAGCAGCTTAATGCTCCGTGGTCGCACCATTTCGTTTTCTGATCATCAACAGTAGTTAATTCTAGCCCATTATCGGTAAGCTTATAAGTCAATCCGTCATAACCCTTAATTTTAAATTCTTCGCCCAGCTCCACGCCCAGCATTTGGGCAATTTGAGGAATTAAATTTTTAGCCATCTTTAATGACCTCCACTCAACAATGATAAACTTTTTCTAATCCCTTATCAGTAACAACCGTAATGCTAATAGGGAAACCCGACTCGTCAACCGTCATCGGCTTAAATCTCATGCTTTTAATAGCCAAATTCGTTTTATGGTTTTGTTCACACTGTTTACATGCAAATTTTTCAGCATAGTCTGTGTGACAAATTTCACATGTATAAAGTTTTTTCTCTTTCATTGTTCTTTTACTACCTCCACGCCCAATATATCGGCTTTATTCAACTTCTTCTACTTCGGTGTATTCGACTTCATCATCACATGCAATACTAACGTCGGCACTATCTGTATTGCATACTCCAATTAATTTGTCGCATCCACCATTGCCGACGAAATTTATAGGCCCAGAACACTCTTCGTAAGCCTTTTCAATGGCTTCTTTTTTATTTTCTGCTTCTAGTTTTACTGATATAAAAGCTGTTACTTTACTGGTAACAATATATTTTTTCATCAGTTCTCACTCCTTTATAGCTTTACTAGCCTTTAAAATTTTCTCAATCAGCTTATCCACAGCCTTGTCCGCGAACTCACCTGTAGCCTTGATGTTGGCTGGTGTTATATATCTCGCCGCATACATCGCTATTGCTTCATCTCTGGTCGGTACCAAAAACGCAAACGTATCAACAATTAAAGCTACGCAGGTCAGTTTCTTTAAGAAATTTAGAAATGATTTATTGGCATCGTCGTCGTTATTAATGCTATCTGCAATAGCCACTAACACAAATACGATAACGGCCATTGTCAGTATAAACCCCGCTGCACAGAAGAACCCGTGTATCACGTCCAATCTTCCAACCCAATAAATCAGCCACGGTGAAATAATCGGCTCATTCATTGCTCTTCCTCCATTTTTGCCAACTTTGTCATTTTCTCAAAAAACTCAATAGCAGCCATGTACTGAGTGTAATATTTTTTATTAGGCGTTTCGCCTTCTTCACCGTATACACTTTCTACACGTTTTTTAAATTCTTCTAATGTACCGCCTTTGTAGTTGTTCCAACAGCCACAAACAACTTTATCATCTTCCACACAATAGGTGGTAGTTGCGTCCCTACTACCTATGCGGACAATTTGATGATATGCTTTGTAAAGGCTTGCGCTGCGGAGGTTTGCGTCGCAGAGATTTGCGTCGTAGAGGTTTGCGCTGCG